CGGGGCAGTCGGCACCGGCTCTCACCGTTGACCAGCACGATACCCTGTGGGTTGCCTACCACAACACGGCGGGATTGGGCGGGACCACCTTCCTGTTTCGCAGCATGGACCTGGGGCAAACCTGGGAAGAGATTTACACCGCAACTGGGCGCACCTTCCCGCGACCCCTCGCCACTCCGGAGCGGTTTCTGCTCTGCACGAACGTGAGCGGCCTGAGCTTCCTCTCCATTCAACGCTCCCTGGATAGGAGCGGGGCGGGACCATACGGGCCTACGCTCCATGATGTGTGGCTGGATACACAGGAGCGTCGAGCCGATTTGCGACAGGACCGGCGCGGCTGGCTGCATATCGTCTACGAAACAACTGCCGGGGAGATCGCCCACCGCTACTCCAAGGATTTAGGCGATACCTGGACGGACCCTGCCGAAATTCTTGCCGCCTCCGGTTCCGACCCCGGCTATCACGTTGGGGCGGAGCGCGCGCTACTCACCTACTGGCAGGGCGGCGAGTTGTTCGTGGCAACCACGGATGAAACCTATTCGGTCTTCTCCGAAGCCGTCGCTATCCCGCCTACCGCCTTTGTCGCGCAACAGCTTGGCGTAGTCTGGGACCGGCGCAAGCATCCTTGGCTCGTGGGCACCGTGGATGAGGAGCCAGAAGTCGCGTGGGCTGCCAATCCTTACGTCGAGTGGGTGGAGGTCTGAGGTGAGCTACGAAAAGGAACGACTGCGACGCATCCTCGCATCCCGCATCTACAAGCACAGCCGTCGCGCGGGCGAGATACGCAGCGGCGAAGCGAACGCGCCAAGCGGAAAGAACCCCCGACCCGTGAGCGACATCACCGGGTACGGCTATCTGGGGTTCGCGATGACCGGGGGCGATGCGGGCGGGTTCAACACCAACCCAGAGGGTGAAGTTTAATGCCTGGAACACTCCCCACTCAGCACGCAAATTCGTTCTCGGCAGCGTGGTCGATTGCGGCTGACAACCAATTCCGATCCACCCTGGAAACGAGCTTCCACGCCCTGCATGGCGCAGGCGTAGTGGCAGGTGGTGGCGTTGTGAAGACTGCCGCCTTTGCGGTAGAGGTCGCGGCAGATACGCAGGTTTTCACCGAGGGCGTATTAGTCACTCTTACTGCCGCCATCCCCCGCACCGGCATCGCTCCTTCGCAGACCAACTACCTGTGGGGCCTGGTGACGCGAACGGCAAGGGATCGCGAGACTGCTACCGCTGTGGATACGTGGGCCTTGGCGTTGACCCACAACACGACCGGAACGGCTCCCACGGACCTCTCCGTGCCTCTGGCGGTCATTGTGGCGGACGGCGCAGGGATCACGTCGATAGAGGAGTATCCTGCCGGGAAGTTCCTGCGGGCGACGAACCTGCTGGCAGGAACGAGAGACACGGTGGCAGCGGGTGAAGCGGCAGTGGTGGAGGCCAGCCATCAGGCAAGCCTTCTGGAGTCGCTAACTGTTCGCGGGCTGCTAGTGGTCCGAGGCAAAATCTTTGTGCGAGGAGTGTCTTAAATGGCAGGCGGAGTGATTGACGTGGGGATCGTGAAGGGCGGCAAGCTCTCAAAATCTGTTGCTGGCTCCGCCGATGTAACTCTCGTGCAAGCGGAGTGGGAGAATCGGTATCAGGAGTATACCGGCATCCTTACCGGCAACATCGACGTGATCCTGCCCCTACAGGCGTGCCTGGAATGGATCGTGAGTAACCAGACTACGGGCGCGTTCACGCTCACGGTAAAGGGCGCGACGGGGACGGGCTATGTTGTCCCACAGGGAGACCGGAAACTGGTAGTGTGTGATGGCACGGACTTCTTTACACTGGATTAGGTGGTGGGCGGCTATGCAGGCGTTAGGAGCGTTGGCGCAGCGACCACCTCCAACAGCGGGCACCAGCTACGCTCCACCTTCCAGCGTTCGGCCCCTAACGCCCCGCATACTTCGCAGATGTGGTGCCCGATGAGAAAGTCTTCAGTAGCGACAACATCCGGGTAGCCTGCTTCGAACGACGCAATATCCCCTTTATCGCTTGGCGACAGTGACTCCCCTCGCCAGCAATGATCGCCCGTGGGCGTGGAGCATTCACCGATTTTCAGCCCGTAGGACTGGATGATGTCGCGCGAGTTGTCTTCTATTGGGGTGCTATATGCCCATCTATCCTCGCTCCCTCTCCGCCCACTGCACGCAGCCAAAGGAAGCGGCCGTGACCACTAGTTGCCCAGGCGGTGCAGCTTCTTCCGCAGTTCTGCCAGGACCGGGTTGTCTTCCTTGAGTCCCTGCGCTTCCGCTTTCCGCAGCACGTTTAGCAGAAACTCGCGCTGCCGCGTGCGGCCTTCGGCATCGGAAGCAATCCAGGTATCGGGCCTCTCCAGTGGTGTTTCAGCTTCCATACTCGCCCTCCGTGACCGGCTTATATCCCTCGCAGCCGCACCGCCACTCATCCCCATCCACACTACGCAGATAGGCTGTACAGGCTCCGGTATTATCTTCGTGGTCGCCGACACTGTGATCGCAGGCGCATCTGGGAACCACGTCCACCCAAGGCTCCTCGTTCGCTCGTAGTCGCTCCGCCGCGTAACGGAGAACGGAGAAAAAGTCGGTGGACACGTTTGGGATCGCCGTCTTGCAACGCACCGCCCACCGCTCCAAAAGTGCGGCGCACCGCTCCCTTTCCTCTGCCCGCACTTGCTCCAAGAGACCCGCCAAATGCCCCTCGACGGGCGCATTTGCGTGTGCGTCTATCGCGTCTTGCAGTTCGCTATCGGCCTTGCGGTCGCGTTCTGTCGGAATGGCTGTTGCCACTTTCCACGCTGCGTGTTGCTCGATGGCTGCTGCCTCTAGCCTTCTCAACGTCTCTTTCGTCATCGCTCCCCCGTTTCTCTCCACCCCCGCCTCACCCGCCGCGAGCAAAGAGCCACCTTCTTTACCATCCCCATCCCGCTCTTTCAGATACGCGAACAGTGCCCGCAGGAAGTCGCTGCCTAGCCCCGCTTCCTCACCGGGGTGAGCGTGGATTATGCCCCTGAAGGCGAAGTATAGATCGGCGCCTTCAGGCCGGATGACGCAAGCGGCGGCGGCATCTACCACAGCGGACAAAACCCCCTCTGCCTGGCGGGCGCGACGGCTGGAGGTGATGAACGCCTTGGCCTCTTGATCGGAGAGCGCGTGCCTGAGTGCGCGTTCTGCCAGTGCCTCAAACTCGGCATCGGAGAGGCGTTCGGGTGGGGCGTCGATGGTGGTGGTCTGGGTCATTCCGGTTCCTCTGGGCAATTCTCCCCATACAGATACCTTCCCGCGTGCGTCAGGGAATACCCCTCAACAGCGATTACCCCGAAGCGATCCTTTCCTAGCGTGAAGGTTTCCGCCTCGATCCACCCCTTGGCGACTAATCGCTCTGCCAGCCGCTTCGGTAGTTTGGCGACCTGCTGCTTGCCAGTGACCGCCGAGCTGACTTCCTGCACAAACAGCGCACTCAGGGCGGCAAGCTCCGCCTTCCCAACGCGCGGCGCTACTTCAGCTTCCATGCTCCTGCTCCTTTCTCTCGCCGCTCCCTGGCTGGGCGGGCGGGTCGCTGATGGTGGCTGGATACACGCCGCGAATGACGATCCTCTCCAGCATTTGCTGTGCGAAGACAGCCATTCTCTCGGCATCCAGTTCCTTCTGTTGGGGTGTGCGATGGTCGGGCGGAATCTGGATAGGCATTGCGTAACGTCGCAAGGTGTAGGCTGGAGCGCCCTCTTCACTTGGCCCTAGAAGCTCTGCGGGCAATCTCATTTCGTGGGTGAGCCGCTCCAGTTCCGCCTCTCTTTCACGCATCATCCGCAAGAAGGGCAACTCCCTGGCAGACGGCGTGATTGCCCTGTAGATGAAATCCCTGATCTGATCCTCATTCATGGCATAACCCCCACGGGGAATATCTCCCGCTCCGAGCAAACTGGCGTGCGTTCCTTGCCGTCCACGGTGAACCTCACGACCCCGGATTTTCCAACTCCGCCGTGCTGCCAGCCGAGGAGTTCGGCGGGTCCGTCGTAATCCCCGAACGCGAACTGTGCCACAAGGCGGATCGGGATCGGTCGCTCTTTGCTAGTTCCTCTCCCCGCTTGATTGCGTTCTGAAGCATCCCCCGCAGGCTCGTGCGATCCAGGCCGGTTAACTCTGCCAGCCGCCCCTCGCTGACTTCCCCTGCGGCCCACGCGATCAGCAGGTCCGTCAACTCCCCCGGCGATAGTTCGGCTGGGATCATCGGTGGCAACATCGCTAACTTCCTTTCCACAGTGCGGACAGACCATTTCTCGCTCCACTCTCTCGCTCCTGGCGCACTAGGCCGCGTTGGTGGTGGCGGCGTCAACAGGTGCGAATACCGCTCGATACCAGGCGTTCGGATGGTTGGCGCCGATCCATTCGTACGCGACCCGGCCCAAACACATCGCCAGCGCCACCTCTATCTGTGGTGGGTAGCCGCTCATCGGATCGTTCCAGCGTTTGGTCCACGGCTCGAACGCTGGGTGCGCCTTGGCTGCTTGCACGATGGATTTCGCATCCTCTTCCCAGACGCCCTGGCTGTAAATCCACTCCACAGCCCATTCCTCCACGGTTTGCTCTCTCACGATTTCCTCCCCCTCGCAGCGGTCCCGGCCCCCGCAGGCTGGTTACTTCGGCGTTGCGATCTTGGGCCAAATGCTCGGAATAGACTTCCGTGCCCCACAGCCGGGAGTCGTACATCTCCACACGCATTCCTTCCCGCCCTGCGAAACCATCTCCATTGAAGGATGAGTGCATCCGCCTGCCATAATCCCTCCCTCTCCCCTTTCTCCAGCGGCCCGGACTCGGCGGCGGCTAGGGCGTGGTGGCTGCGGCGTGTGGCTCAATCCAAAAGAATTCGAACACGCCCGCCGCCGCTTCCATGCGACCATGCTCCATATCTCGATCTACCGGACAGTCTTCTCTAGACGCACACTGCGTCATCGCTTCGTAAGTTCACGTCGCCAAGCACAGATCGCAAATGTACGGCCTGCGGTTGGCGTATTCGTCAGGATTTCGCGCTTCTACACTCACAACCCGCCCCTTTCTCCCCACGCGCTCCGAAGACGGTTAATCGATTGGCAGCAGGCCGCGCTCCTCAAGTTCCTGGTTCGCTAAAATTTGCAGGTAGCGAAGATCGGATTCGGCTTGCTGTAAAGCCTCCGTATCCAGGTCTTGCAGCCAGGATCGCAACCCGGTTTCTAGATCATCGCCGCCTGGCTCTAACACCACCGTGAGAACCGCTCCAACTAACTCCCGTGCCCGACTTGTCTCTTTAGTCATTCCAATTTCCTTTCCAAAAACCCAATTCTCGCCGGTCCCCGGTGGGCGCGGGTCGGGTCGGTTAGGAAAGCCCTTGTGCTACAGCGTACTCTGAACCGTGACTTTGAGAGCAGAACGCAAAGCCTAAGCTCACTCGTTCTCGCTTCACGTACCGCCCGCACCTAAGGCAACGACCGGACCACTTCAGCGGCTTCGTGGACGCAACCAGGGCCTTGTCCGCTCGTAGGCTTTCCGGCGATACCCCCAACTCTTCCAGATCGTCTCCGTCCTTTTCCGCTGAACGCAGGATGAGGTACTTCACGAACAGCCCCAAGGGTAGCTCCAAGAATGCCTGTCGCCGCACGCCCAAGGCAGCTACGAACTCCACGAACTCTTCCATGATGTCGCTGGCGTTCACGAACGGATTGAACTCGTAGCGGCGGCATGGCTCGTAGATGCGGGTAGACTGAGCGTGGTGGGTAACTTTCCCGTCAGCATCAACTTCCAGGTATTCTCCGTTCCCCAGGTCGATCCGATATTCGCTGCCCCGCTTTGCCTCGAAACGACGCGGAAGCAGAGAATGGGAGCTACCGTCCGTATAATCCCAGGATGAAATCGACGTGGCGGCAGAGGAATTCAGCACCCAACTGCAAGTAGTAGCCGTGCCAGAAGTGCTCCAAGCGCTCAACCTGTATTGATAGCCCGTCACGCTGTTTCTCCCGTTGGGTTTAGCCACAGGTCGCGCAGGAACTCGGCGGCAGAACTGGTCTTCATTGCCAGGTCGTTGTGCTTCCAGACGTTGCGCTTATTCACCCGCACGGTGGAGTAAGAACTGTTCCAGCGCTCCTCAGTGATTACTCCCGCCACGATTACCCGGAAATGGATATGCCCACAGATCGGACACTCTACCTCGTGGTTGCCCTCGATATCGAAATCAATCCGAGCAAGGAAGTTCTTGCCGCAGTTGTGGCAGTGCATGTCCGTGCGGCACAGGCCCTTCCCGCTGTTCAGGTCCAAACTTTCACCCATTGAAGACTCCAGGGAAGACAGGGGCGGTTCTCCCGCCCCTGTGCGAACTAAGCTCCCAACTTGGCGAGCATCCCTTCGAACCGATCTTTGGTCTTCATCAACTTGCGGAACTGGCGCGGCTTCAGCTTGGAGATATCCACAGCGGACGCCCGCAGATTCAGGGACTCTGCAACCTTCTGCGCGGCACTGATCTGTTGAAGCGCAGAGACGAACTTCGCGCCCGGTTTCGCCCCTTCTTTGATGACCCGATCCCAATCGAACGGGGTCTTGTCGTGCCAGGTCCACTTCTCGCCCGCTACTGCTTCGCCGGACGTCCAAGAAAAAGACTTCTTGAAATCGGCCTCTGGCATCGCGTGGCGGTATTCGGTTGGCTCTGCGCCGGTCGTCTCGAACATCGAGAACACGACCCGTTCGCCTTCCGTGCTTTCCACGAAGATCAAGCTGCCGTCTTCGTGTTCAGCCCAACACCCTGCCGCTAGCCGGTCGCGGTTGACGGGGTTAAACCCTGGAACATCCTCAGTCGCCATTGTCTCGGTCCTTTCTGGGCTAATGCCCGTTTACAAAAAGCACACCCTCTCCCGGTTGGCCGCGCCTGGGCGCAGTGGTTGGTTGCTAGTCAGCGCGGTCTTCAACGTCCTGAAGTGCGGCTAGAGCGTCGGCCCAGAGGCCCGCGTGTTCAACTGGCCGCGTGGACGGCTGATACGCCTCACAGAGAGCCAGCAGAGCATCGCGTGGCGCAGACTCCACAGTGGGCTCCTCCGCTGCTAGGCCCATCGACTGTGCTAGGACGCGGGCCTTTTCCAGCAATCTCTCTGCCCTCGCCAACTCCTCGGCTCTTTTGTCGCGAAGCTTCTTTTTCTGCTCTAGCCAATCGGAAACCGCAGCATTCGGCGTGGTAAAGAACCCGTCGAAATGGGCCTCGTGCTTGTTAACCTGTGCCGCGCCTGCCGTTGCCCGACAGGCCTTGAAACGGTATTGCTTCGCGGTTTCCGTGGCCTGGATTTCGAGCAGGCGCGGCTCGTCGCTGCTGTAATCTGGACATCCAACTCGGTAAAGCGTCACTGTCTCTGCCATAAAACTAATCCTCACTCTTCACCCCGCGCCGTGCGGGTGGTCGGGCCTAGAAAATCTTGCAAACGCAGGCTCATAGCGGCGGAGCCTCCCCGTTCGCCCTGTGCCTTCCACACCGCCACTCACCCGGCGCAATCTCCTCCGCCCCTTCGCTTCCGCACCACTGCCACACCGGACGGCCCGCTTCCCGAACCTGCTCCTGACACCAACCCTTCCAGGCCAGCCAACGGCGCATATAGGTGTCGTGGTCTTCACCGGGTATCGATTGAAAGCGCGGTGGTAAGGGTGCTGCGGGTTCAGTGCTAACCACCTGCGTCTTCGCTGCTTCCGCTACCCGGCACTCCTCTTCGAACCCTCGCAGGATCCGCTCGTTCTCCGCGATCTCCGCCTCTGTGAGGGGCACCAACTCCCAGCCCAAGGGGCGCACGTGGTCTTCCGGGCCTAGCCAGCGCGAGGCCGGGTTCCACGGAAAAGCCGCCTTCTTAATCAGCACGCCATGCGAAACGGCTGCCGCATCGAACTCCACATAGACCATCCGGCGGGTATCAAAGTCTCGCGTATGGTAGACGGTGCCGGTGTAGGCTTGCCCCTCATAGCAGCCTTCCACGCGGTCTCCGATTTGGATGGTCGTTTCGCGCATCTACTTCTCCCTCACCACGGTTCAGGCTGCCCCTGGGTGGGGTCAAAACTCTTCCCTTACTCCGCATTTCGAGCAAATACCAAGGACACGGTATGCCCAGCGTTTCCTGCTCCCGTCCCACACGTCCTCATTGGTGCGCCTGGTTAAAGGGCGATACTCCAGCCCCCGGCTTCCGCATTCGGAACAAGTGGCGTTTTTGCAGATCGCGCGATCATCCGCGATTTCAGCCTCGGTCATACCTGGCGGAGTAGAGGGGTGCCACCCCTCCGAATCGCCGAGAACTTCCGCGCAGGGATGATGGGTCATGCCGTTGCTCCGCCGTCAATAATCTGCTTCAGCAACCCCGCCCCGCCCCAGTGGCACTCGACAGCGCATTCGATGGTGCGGATATGCTCGCAGATGTTGTCCATTCCCCCGGCTTTCCTGTCGCGCTCATCCGAGCAACCGCCACATTCGCAAGCGCGGCAGTTCTCTTCAGCGGAGATAATGCGGGTCACACCAAACACGCGCCCCTCACTATCGACCACTTCCCAGAAGGTGGGGGATAGCGGCCTGGCAGTCATTTCCTTGGGGGTAATCATCTCCATCTCTTCCGGCTCCTCGTCGCTCTCTCGGCGGTGGGTCTGGTGGGGCAGTGGTGGTGGTTAACTGCCCCACCCGCGGCTATTCGCGGCCTTCAAGCTTGCGAATATGCGCTCGTAGTCGCTCAACCTCGATCTCCCAGTTCTTGCGCTCGTGGAGAAACGTCTCCGCGCGAGGCTTCGCTTCGTCGGGGTGGAGCCCCCATTCTGCTGCTACGGCTCCCTCGGCGGGGTAGCTAACCGCGCCTTTGCGTTCACCGCCCGCCGCAGAGAGAACATCCCAAACTTCGCCTTCAATGGTCCGCATCCGATGTCCCAGACACGCGTCTTGCGCCAGCGGCAGGTTCTCAGACGAACTGGCCCAGTACTCAGCGATGCGGTTGAGAACGTCGAACAGCCTAGGGGCGGTCTCTTCCAGGGCCGCGCCGGGAGTGAACAGGGGTTGTGTGGTCTTCTCGGTGGTGGTCGCTTGCATCGCTCTCTCCTCGGCGGTAGGGGTTGCCGCCCGTTGCGGTAAACTCTCGGCGGGGGTTCTCCCCAACTGACACCTTTATTATGGCGAATCGCTGTATGCCTGTCAAGTATTCAGGCTAATATTTCTTCGGATTATACAGCGAGTTGCCATACGTGGAATACCGTGCTACAGTAGGAACAGGGGCATAGATGACGGAGAAACGACCAGCAGGCGGCAAGGGAAAGACCCGCGTAACGTTATGGCTAACTGACGCTACAGCGGCGAAGCTGAGACAGCGATCTGCCATAACGAACAAGACGCAGGTGCAGATCGTGGAAGACGCGCTAGACGCTGCTTTCGCTGCCAGCAGGCTTGATGATTTGGAAACACGGCTGGCTCGACTGGAAGCCGAACGGCAACCGCCCCTAGAAGAGAGTGAGGATGAGCGAGACGACCTACACCCCTGAAGAAACCCAAGCGATGGGCTTCAGCGAAGCGGATTTGGAAACGTTGCGGGACGCTGGACTGATCGAAGACCGGCTGGCGCAACCGTGGGAGCCGAAATCTCTGGATGATGTCGGCTGGCTGTTGGGGAGAATGCGGGCCTTGAAGCTGGAGCGGGAAACCGTGCTGGCGCAGGCGCAGAAGCGCGTAGAGCGTTCCGAGGCAGCAGAAGCCGCCCTCCTGGCCCGCTACGGCGAAACGGTGCGCTCTCTCGTGACTGAGAACCTGCCGCGCAAGAAGGACGGCTCTTACGCGAAGAAATCCCTGGACCTGCTAGACGGACGGATTGGGCTACGGGCAACCAGGGGCGCGACGGTGGTGAGGGACGAAGGAGCGTTGTTGGAGTGGATAGGCGATACCTGGGGTACTGCCGATGAAGGCCCGGTCATTGACGCCCTCCGCGAGGCGATTTCAACGACCGTGCGACTAACCGGGGACGCTGCGCTGAACCAGGTCTTTACCCACGGTGCAGAAGCCAAGATCGCCCTCACGCCTCTCCGAAAGCTCATGGAGTCGGGCGCACCTGACCCGGAAACCGGAGAGGTGAAGCCGGTCGAACTCCCTGGCGTGGAAGTGCTGCCTGCTGAAGAGAAACTGTACTGGGAATGACCCCGCCCCCGCTCCCCCAACCACCCGCTAGGAGAAAGTGAAGACTAATGAAGACCGAATACGAGGAGTGGTGGGACGCGGACGGTATTCCGCATCGAGCCGAAGTGGTGAGTGACGGGAGCTATTTGTGCGAGCAATGCGAAGGCGACGTTCCCGCCACGACGGAGTGTCGCTGGTCGGACGGAGAAGAGTCCTGCGGCCTAACCTGGCTCTGCGACGCCCACTACGAGGCGATGCGTGCGGAGCCACACCACAACCCGCAGGGCGGCTTTGCTGATGAATACGTGAACCTGGGAGCGGCCTTATGACCCTGAGAGAAGTCCGCTACAGCATCTCCAATCATCTGGAGGAGATCGCGACCTATTTCAAGCCCGGAATAAAACTCACCATCGTCTGTCGCCACCCAGGATTGCCTGACGGCGGAGTGGTGATGACTGACGACGACCTGGGGCTTGCCATTGCCGAGATACGCAAGTTGCAGGTAGGTGGAATTACCACGCCACCAGACACCAACCCCGCTCCCCAGGCCGAGGCGGCGGAGAAAGAAGGAGTGGCAGCGTGAGTGAGAAGCTGAAGCAGTTCGTGCGACAACCCCAGCGCATTGAAAGTTCATGGACCACGCTCGGCATAACGCTGATGCGTATGGCGCTTTTCGTCCAGATCATCTCCTTCATTGCCCATCCAGGCCGGAAGGGTCTAGATCCTGCGCTTGTTCCGTGGGTGCTGTGGCTGATGGGGCTGGGTGCGGTCTGTGCGCTAATCGGCTGGCTCGCAGATCGCAGGCAAGCAAAGCAAAGCAAAGCAAAGCAAATCACCTCCCGCCCCGGCGGCGGAGAAAGCGGGTGAGGCGTGATGGGCGGGAAATTAATGTACGTAGCAGAAGATGGGAAGTCGCTTACTCTATCCGAAGCTTGCCGCCGACTGGGGGTTCCTGTGGACAAAGCCCCGTATGCCTTTGCGGAGCCGATCCTGCCTACCGCTGAAGAATTGATTATGGGCGGGATGCTCAATGAAGGCGAGCCGCGGATGACACCCGCAATTCGAAACCGTCACTATCGGCTCATGGAGGTTGGATGATGGCCAAGACCCTGATCGTCATCGAGAAAGCAGTCCGCGAAGCCGGGAAGAAGTTGCCGTTCACTTCACGGAAAAGCCAAAACGAAATCCTTCAATACGCGGCTGATGATCTGGCCGATGCCTACCGCATTGGCGCGGAAGAGGCGCAGCGCGAGATCGTGGAACGCCTGCGGGAGTTGGCGGAAAAGGAAAAGGCAACCGCTAATGGGTGACATCGAAACGACGCTGGAAATCAACGACTACGGCAACGATCCAGACGCCAAGGACCTGGCAGGCGCGGATCGACTGGATCAGGTGTTGGTGGAATTCAAGGTCAAAAACAACCACAACGGCACCGTAGCGGGCGGAATGCTCTGGTTGCGGGAGATCAACGAAGCGCTGCGTGAACACGGTTTCGAGGTGGTGCCCATCGAAATCCCGCCCGCTGAAGAACAACTCGAAGGTTTTAACTGCCGCGCTGGGTTCGCGGGGATGGGGGATTAGGCAGTGGATACTGCGAAGTGGCTATTTCTAGCAGGGCTGGCGTGCGTGCTGGTGTTTACCCTGATCGGAATAACTATCCGGCCATTCTCGAACGTCACGGGCGTATCAGTCGCCGTTAAGAAATCCATAGATGCAACGCTCTTGGGCGGGATCATCCTGGCAGGACTCGGCCTCTCGCTGTGGGCGATGGCTGCGTGGATATGGGTGGCAACTCGCCTGTTTGGCTGGAGATAGCAATGAATATCTGGGAAGGTGTCGCGCTTCTCGCGGTCGCCAGCCTTACATCCTTCACCCTCTATCTACTCTGGGCGCGGCGGATGAGCCGAACGATCCTGCACGCTCTCGACAACCTGCCCGATCAAATCATCATTGCGGAGATTGAATACCAATGACACAACAAACGGAAATCTACCCGACCCGCACTAAGCGCGTGCGTCGTTTCCAGGTCGGCAGTAATTATCTTTCTCGGTTCTTCACCGCCTGCCATCAAGGGGAGCGGCTACGGATCGTCGGTTGGCCGGATGATGCCTGGGTATCGGGCCTGCAGGTCGATGTCTGCACAAACTCTCTTGTGCTATACGTCGAAAGCGACACGTTTGAACCCATCGCGGAAGGTGAGCTGATCCCCTCGCATCCGATGCAAATGTCCATTATTCACGGAGAGGATTGGGACAACGAGCGATGAATCCCAACGTTGCGCGCTGCCCTCTTTGCCGAGGAGAAGGCAGCGACTCCACTAGCACGCCTACGAACCCGGTTAAGTGCCGACACTGCCACGGGAAGGGGCATGTAGAAGAGCTTCCCAAGGAAGAACGCCTCACTCCACCTGTACCGCGCCAACCCGACACATCCCCTGAACGCCTGGCAGAAATCCAGGCCGCGCAAGCGATGGTCAGTCCGCACGCCCTCCACCAAACCACCTTCGCTATCATACAAGACCTGCTGGCGATGATTGAAGAACTAGAACACTTCCAATACAAGGGAAAGCAATCCAATGGACACAGCGACCGAAGCCCAGATTATCTCGACCGCCCCTAGCCTGCGCCCCTTGGAACGCCTAGAGCAGGCGGTATGCGGCTACAACCACCTTTACACCGAGTCCGCCGCACTCCATCAGAAACTCTTCCCGGAATACAACGAATACGCGGGCGGGCCAAACTGGAAAGAGTATCTACCCGATGACGCGGACCCTGCGGATGTGAAGCGGTATGAAGAAATCGAGGAAGTCGTAGACCTGGCTAATGAGGAGTTCTTCGCCGCAGTTTCCGCTTACACTGCCGCACCAGAGAGCGAGAAGGTAGCAGCGCGGTTAGCAGAGGCTGTACGCACTTGTCCTAGCGTGCGAAATGTGGTTCTGCAAAATCAGTGGTACCGGAGATGCCTGGAAGACGCGCAGGCCACTCTCACGGAATTACAGCCATCGGTAATCGGGCAATCGCGGACAGAAGCCGTGCAGTTCCTTCGTCGCTGGACGGCACACCACCGAGAGCGAGGGGAAGCGGAATTTGCACGCGAGCTGCTCCCGGCCATTGATCTACTCTGCGAAGGCCGAGAGCCCACCACGGCTCCCACTCCCGCCCCGGCGGCGGAGAAAGCGGGTGAGGGGTGATGGCACAGTGGAAGAAGGGTTGCTGCGGCGTTTGCCGCGCTTACGAAGAGATGGAGCAAAGCCGGGTGGATCGCTTCAATGCCGAGAACCCCATCGGCACACCCGTTCGTTATTGGCCTGGCGAGCGGCGCGGGGAAGGTGTCCTGTCGCAGACGCGAAGCCAGGCGGCTATTCAAAGCGATCACGGTAGCGTGTGGGTGGAAGGAATGGCCGGGAGTGTCGCGCTCACCCACGTTGAGGTTTTGCCCCGCCAGGCCGGGGAGTTGCCGGAAGGGGAGGATAGGTGAACCACCGTGACTTTCTGGGAGTGGTTGTGGCGTCCTTACGCAAGCGGACGCGGGAGAAAGAAGTTGAAGGTGCTGTTACCGCCGCTGTGGCTGATGGCAACGCGGGTTTCAGCGAAATCCTCAGCCACATTCACTACAACTTCTCTTGGGGCGTAGAAAGCCCGGAGGTGTGGGCGGCTTTAGAACGACTGGAATTGCGCGGCGTGCTGCAACGAGTGAAGGGCAACCGAGGCAAAACCAAAGTGCAAACGTGGGTGCTTTTCGACTGGACCGCCGCCCCCTAGCCCGACCAGCCCTGACCGCCCGCCGAAAGAAGAGGAAGGAGATACCAATGGCCCTGATGATCCGCGTAACGATGCCGGACAAGAGCGTATGGCAGGTTCCGGCGAGCGTAGTGAGCGAGGATGCCATCGCCTACTACAGCAAGCAAGACGACTTCACCGAAGAGGAAGCAGCGGATTGGCGCAAGGATACGGGCGAAATTCTCGACTGGGGCAAAAACAACATGAACTGGGAAGATGTTGCCGCCCACGCTACCCGCTTGCCAACTAAGCCCCCTGCCGCTCCCGATTACCAGGAAGGCTGGGTGAACGGGAAGTGGAAGTTCGTGATGGTCGAGGATGAGGCAACCTAATGACAAGCGAAGCAGAACCAACCACCCCCGCCAGCGCGACCGAGCCGGGAGCGTGCCCTTCTTGTGGTGGCGAACGGCACTATGAGGAGCCGGAAGGCGGCGGAGTAGATACCGTGTGCTCCACCTGCGGGCGGCGTGGAGCCGGTGACGATCTGAAAGAGTATGTGGTAAGTCCCGCTGCCGAGCCGGGGGAGCCGGAGTGGTTGGTAGCGATGCGGGACCGAGCGAAGGAACGCCGGTTTGCCCTTGACGACCTGCCGCACCTCACCACGCTCCTGAATGAACACGCCTCCGCCCGCTCTCAGGTGGCGCGGCTGGAAGCAGAGTTGGGGGAGCAAGGGAGAGCGTTGGCAAGCGTGTGCCTACCCGGCGAGTCCCGCGTAGATTGCATCATTCGCCTCATCCGGGAGCGCGACGAAACGCAAAGGGAGTGGGAAATTCTGCGAGGCTGGCAGGAGTGTGTTCGTGCCGCCCTGGAAGGCGAAGAGGATGGCGCAGACGCCAACATTTTCGAGACAATCCGCCGCATCGTTCGAGAGCGAGACATTGCTCATTCGCACATCCGCGCTGCCACCCAACCCCAGTCCGAACCCGCCGAGACGTGCAGCGAGTGCGAACGGCTGTATGGACTAATGCGTGACTTTGCCAGCGCAGGCCGCGCCCTCGCTGATGCCAAGTATGCGGCAGGTCGTGCGAATGCTGAGTTGAGGGACGCAGAGGCGGCTAGCGGGCGTGTGGTGACGGCACTCTACGCTGAAGCGGCCCTACATCCGGCAACCGCCACCAACCAGCCGCCAGCCGGGGCGGAGCAGGCGGAGGTGAAAGATGTTTAAGACCACTTTACCGTGCGGCTGTGGGGTGAAGGTGTACGTAAGCGGTGACGTGCTTTCGGATCGGGAAACGTATTGCGAAGAGGGGCAGGTGCTTTGGGATGCCTGGCGTGCCGTGGGCGAGAACCCCCCTCAAGACCCCGCACAGATTGAAGAGTGGCGACATCGTAACGCGGCGGCATTCAACGCCTACTGCCAGCATTACGAGCAGCACATCGGCAAGATCATCCAGCACGCCACCCAACCGACCCCGCCGCCCGCTGCTGGGCAGGAGAGGGAGCTTGCTGATGACGCTTGAGTATGAGCCGGTGGAGTTGGACTGGCAGCGAGTAGCCTTCGTGCGCGAAATGGCGCGGGTGCGAGGCGGCACTCAGATCCGCGCCGAAATCTGGTCACCCACGGCATCACCTGATATTCACGCTTTTGGCGGTGAACTGGAAGTGTGGGGAGAGGGGTCGGGTTTGGCTCGAAAAACCTTTGTCGGCGGGAGTCTAGAGGATGTGCGAGGGGCTATCCACGACGCCTGCGGCCAACTTCTTGCCGCCCTTTCCCTGGAGCGGCCTGGGGAGAGGGGGCCGGGGAATGGCTAGGGATACTCGCCGTTGCGTGCGGTGCGACACGGAAGTTGCCGTGGATGAGATGGAAGAGGGCTACAGCGAAGGCTACTTGGGCGGACGCTGGCATTGCGCGGACACCGCCACCTGCGACGCGAGGTATCAGCATCGCCACTTTCCGCGTCGTCCTCCACGCCCTGTTTTGCCATCCACACAGGAGATGACCCCCGATGCTCACTGAACCAACCACAGCCGCCAACCCGGCCCCCGCCAGCGAGGGAAAGGAGAAGCTAGAGCAGGCGGTGGGGATTTTGAACCGGGAGCGGCACAGAGGGCGCTGTAATTGGGGTGTTAACGTCTCGAAAACGGGTCGGGTCAGAGCTACCGCCGCAGCGGACGGATCGAACGGGAAGACGACCCTTGCCATTGACTTCTTCGAAGATGCAGATCAGGCTATCGCCATTGCCGAGAAGCTAGACCCCTCTTTCCGCATGGATGCTACCTTGCCTTCACTGGAGTGGGAGCTATACGATGACGGCTTCATCATCCGTGTTCCAGAAGAAAGGTTCATTGTCCGCGCCTGGTGCCGAAGGAAACGGGATGAGTGGGAAGGGTCGCTCGCCTTGGGCGTCTACACGCTCTACCGCCACCGAGGCACGGACATAGAAACTGTCAAAGCCCTAACCACCCGGCGGCTGGGGCTGCTGCTGGCGGCGCTGGGGTGATTTTTGATGAGCGAGCCTGTGGTAATAACCCCTGAAGAAGCACGGCGGTTGGCGCAATCCTGTCAGCGATGCGGTGGCAGTCGCAAGGTGTGGGATTTATACACCGACCCGAAGAATCCCGTACAAGTCGAATGCCTTGTGTGTCGCGATGCCTGGACTATTGCAGAGGGGAAGGGCATGGTAGCCAAAAGCGGCGTCTGGTCGCAGGAGAGGCCCGCTTCTGCGGGCTGGTACTGGTTCTCGGAGCAGGGCTACCTGCCGCCCAAGGTTGTTAATCTGTTTCAGCATCCGACGTTGGGGCTGTTTTGCGTCCACTTCAGCTATCCGGACCATGCCGTTTTACTGACACGTTGCGCCGGCCTGTGGCAGCGTATCGAGGAACCAACCCAACCATGACCCAGGCCCAAGCCCTCGCCTACCTCTCCCGGCTCCTGGCCCGCCTGCCGCAGGTGCTGGCTCACGTGGGCGAAAACCCAGGCCGGAAGGGGAGTTTTCGCCTGCTCTGGGACAAGCCGCCAACGGTTGCGGAAGCGCGGATCGCCCATGAAGTACTGCTGGAGTGCGTGAATGAGAACAACCGAACGGGGCGGGCCTGATAGCCCTACCAAACCCTACCGCCTCTGGCAAATCTCCCCCGATCCCGAACGACCCTGGTGGGCCTGGCGTGTGGTGGGGCGTACTCGCCACGAAGCCCTGGGCGTGGTGGCGGGATATGGAGATGGCGTGGTGTGGGCAGACCATCGAAGCAACGGAACGCGCTACTCCCTGGCACACCCCGCCATTATCAAGCCGATCCCATCCACCGAACGCGTGGGCCAGTGGAGCGACGATGAGGGCGAGGAAGACCCAGACAGCGAGACCGGCCGCACCCTCTGGCTAACGGCGAGAGAGTGGGTGTCGCGGTGTCGGGAACGCGGCGAAAACCATGTGACCGCGCCGGGCTGAGGAGCGAATGATGTTTAACCAGATCCCCTCTCCCCGACTGGCCCTCTGGCGGCTCTGGTGGTGGCTGGTGGGAAAGAAACCGCCCTGGTGCGTGACGCCGGAAGAACGGGCGGTGATTGTGACGCCCGACCGGCTACACCCAGCTATCCAGCGATTTGCCGCGAGTGAGCGCACTGGGCGCAATCCTAACCACCACTCACCAGCACCCCCTGCCTAGCCTGCGGGAGAGGGCCGTGAGCGCCAGCAGCCACGCTTGCCTATACAACCAATGCATCCACAGAAACCACCCCCCTACCCCGACGAAGGCCCCGATGGAGAATCAAGGCCCCAACCCGCCGCTCTCCCCGACCCCTCGCTAGAACAAGCCGAGGTCGCAATCCGCCAGTTCGCGCGGGACATGATGCTGGGCAGGGAGTTGACCGTAGAGAGGGCGGAGGCCCTAGATTCCCGCTCCCTCTTCGCCTACCGCCTGCAATTCCTGGCTCACTTCTGCGTGGTCGGCATTCCTGGATTGCCGTTGTGGGCGTTGCGCGAGAGCCAGGGGTCGGACCTGGACCCCTGGGATTATCCACCCCTTACGGTTGACGGGGAAACGATGAGCTGGTTTCTCGCCACCGCCCGCACGAGGATGCTGCTGGCGGGGTGAGGGTGGTTAACGTGTCGGCTCTGCCCGCCGCCCGCCTACAGCCCCGGCATCCCATTCCCGCCGAGGAGTTGGCGTTTCCGTAGCAACCATTCGCCGGTCGTGAGGGGTTGGCGGCGCTTACCGGTGCCTGCGTCGAAGGGTCCGTCCCAGGAATCCGGTGGCGTTAGCTCGCCGGGCACCCAATCGACCTCTCCCTCTGGCTCTGGGTGGTGCAGCCGCTCCTCTACGAGGTTGTTGACGGCTCCCTCTTTCCGAAAGAACTCCCAGGTCAGGGATTCGCCATCCCGGAAAAGGCCTGAGCGGTACCAGCGGGAGCCATCTGAGCCGGTGGCGAAGCGGGGAGCGGAGAGCGCAGGCTGTGGCTGGTGGTCGAAGGCTTCTTGGCGGGTCATGGTAGGGGATACGGTTGGTGAGGCTTGCCCGCGCAGGCCAATCGCTGGCCTTGGTGCTTGGGTCGCAGGCGGGGTAGGGTGATGGATGCGATAAGGGGCCTGTTATCGACGTACTGATAACAGGCCCCTTATTTGAACCTCGGACGGGTAGGCGTCCGATGGTCCCCGCGTTTTGCTTTGCCGCGATACCACACCTCTTCGCAGAGGCTATGACTCACTTCGCTCCTACCAGCCGGGGGAGCTGTGGTTAACCCCGCATTTGGGGTGTTTCCCGGTCCCTCAAAAAGTTGGTCAAGGGCGGCCTCCTTTCGTTGGGCGTCGAACGGAAATCCCGAACGGCGAGTTATTCAACGGAGAAAGCGTCCAGTGGTTACTCTGTCTTCTGGAAAAACTCGTCATCCTCGCAGGCTGGGCGTAAGGACGGGATGCAGGGCAGATTGAGGGGATTTAAGGACTGGGGAAGGATTTACGGCCAACATGTCAAAAAACTGCCCCGCGTGCTGATAATATAGAAACCCGGCAAACTTGCCGGTACTTGCGCGAAGGAAAACACCTGTGGGAAACCAAAGGTATAGCGATTTCCTCTACGCGCGGCCCACGTTCTGGGAAGGCGTCGGACGCGCGATGGATATCGGCGGCACGATGTCGCAGTACAACCAGTCTCCAAATGGCGAGGTTGCTGATCGCATCGCCCTTGCAGCCGACTGGCAGGCGGTCGGGCAGGATATGTGGCAAGTGATGTCAGATTTTGCCGCTGAGAACGGGCTACCGCAACCGGAGGCGTTCCAGAATGGCGAGGCGTCCGAAACCGCAGGAAAATAACGAGCCGGAACCGGCGCCGCCCGGTCCTCTCGCGCCTGCCAGCGGGAACATCTCCCGCCAAAGAGTAAACCCGCCCGCTCCACAGCAGAGCCAGATTTCCGTGGAGCGGTGGGAGTACCAAAGCCCGCTCCCACCACCGAATATCATGGCGGCCTACGAGCATCTCCTGCCTGGTGCTACTGAACGCCTTCTTGCTCGCGTCGAGAAACAATCCGAGCATCGGATGCATCTTGAAAAGACGCACCTAGAAGGCGACGTGTGGGCGAGAAAAGCTGGCGTCTTTGCCGCCACGATCCTTTGCGCCCTCGCCATCATCGGCTCCGTCGTAGTCTCCTACATCGGCAAGCAGTGGCAACCGTTAGGCTTTGGCGGTCTAGCTCTGCTTATTCCGGCTTTCCTTCACGTCTGGAGCCGCAAAGACCAGCGAGCAGAACGCGAAGACAAAACCGAGACCATGCGGCAGATTGCCGAGGGCGAGCTACGACGCTAACTAACTCGCCCGCCGCGTCGGTGGCTGGGGGTGGGTCGCTAGTCGTACCGTAGCCCACCGCTCCAGCAGAGGCAGCCCTCCGTCCGACAGTGGACATAGAGCCGCCTGCCGCTCTGGCTGACGTGGTAGTGAGCCTCTCCGCCACACTGGGCGCAGGGAATGACGCCCTCGGCTCCTGGCTCCCCTCCGCTGCGCTCCTTCGCCTCGCGGTGCATCTCGCGCGCCTTGTCGATGGTCGCCCGGTCTTCTACGTTCGCAGTCATCCCTCACCTGCTTTCACGCTGGCCGCATCCTTCCCAAGATACCCAGCGTTGTCCAGGTCCAGTATCAGGGCTTGCGCGTCCCGGCCCGCCTTAATCTGCGCGAACAAGGCGTCGCGCATCAGGCGGTTCCCCTCTCGCAGCCGTCTGTTCTCTGTTTGCAGTTCCGCCAGTTGCGACTCTCGCGCCTCGACCCGCTTTTGAACCTCGGCATCTTCCAGGCCTGCCAGGCGGGCAGCTATCACGATTTCGCCCAGCAGGTCACTGAACCCCGCCAACCGCATCGCCTCGGTGATGTTCTCATTCAAGCCAAGGGCAAACTGCGCCACCTGCTCAACGCTGGGTTTCCCGCCCTGAGTCCAGGTCAAGACGGTAACGTGGTCAATGCCGGTGCGGACACGTTGGCCACGGAAGCTCAAACCATGTCTCTGAAGGACTTCCTTGACCCACTCCCCGAAAGGGTTCGGCCTGATCGGCGCTAGCTCTCCCATGCCCCACCGCCTTTCTGAACACAGAATTGTCTCTTCTGCCTGCACGTGACGGCGCTCATTTTGATATCCACTCGGTGCAGCCAAACGTGGAAAGCGTCACAAGCACCGCCACCTTTCCAGCATCGACCACGAGAGCCGCTTGCCTGCCGTTTATTGGCAGACCGCTCTGCGCTTCGGTCTGCGGCGGGTAATCAACCGCGACTGCGAAGAGGACGCACGGCCCATGATCCCGCGACGGATACGGCACCCAGAACTGACAAGTCGCGCAACGCCCTGTTTGTTTCTCGTCTCCAGCCATTCAGCAACCTCGACGGGGAAGATAACGTTCCGCCCGCCCGCTCTCGGCAGTTCCTTTGCGTCTCACCCAAGAACATTCTATTTTTGCCTAGCAGAGAGCCGCAGGGCTTGGCTGCACCAGCACGCCAATCGCGCCAACACCCCGCTTGCGACCCTCTACCCCCAGCCAGGAAACACTTCATAGGACCTGGGCTGGGAAAGAAATCAGTTGCCGGTCCCTTTCCGCCTGCGCGGGGAGCGGAAGGGTGGGCGGCGCTTCGCTGGCTTCTGGTCGTCTCTGGGCTTCTGCTTCCCCTTCCGCTCCCCAGACAGCCGCTCCCCCATCTCGTCCATGGCCCGTTCCATCGCGCCGTAATCGGTGTGAACGTATTTCCAGGTGGTCGCGATGTTAGCGTGGCCGAGGATCTGCCGCACCGTCTCCGGGTCTACGCCCATCCGCAAAAGAAACGTCGCGCAGCCGTGGCGCAGGGCGTGCGGGCGGATGTGTTCAGCGGACAGGCCCGCCGCTTCCACCACTTGCGCCAGCGCGGAGTAGAGGGCGTAGTCCCCCATCGAATGACAGGCCCGGTCAATCATCAGCGCGGGGGTTTCGCGCTTGAACCGCTTGCACCGGGCGTCACGGATTTTGATCCACGCCTCGAACTTCTCGCGGCAGAAGGCTGGCACAGGAATGGTTCGGGTTTCATTCCCCTTAGAGGCGCGGATGCGGAGGTGCGCCCCCTTGGCGGTGCGGATGTAATCCGCCTTCCGCAGGGTGATGATGTCCTTGCGTCGCAAGCCCAGCGCCAGGCCCAGAGTAATCACCATCTCGGCCCGCCAGCGCAGATAGTTGCGGTATTCGGCGTTATCCACACCGGCCCCGACCTTCGCCGCCGCCCTCACCAGCTTTAGGGCCTGCTCGCCGTTGACCCAGGAAACCCGCTCCTTGTCGAGGCGCGGCTGGTTTACTTCCTTGATCGGCGGCAGGTCGCGGTAGCCGTGCGACGAAGCGTACAGCCAGAACGACGCGAGAGCCGCGAAGTGCAGCCGAATCGTGCGCGGGCGGCACCCTTCCCCTTCACGCCCCATCCTCTCTAGTTGGAGGTAGTCTTTGTAATCTTGCAGTAGGCGCAGGTTCAGCGGCTTTTCTCCGCGCCAGATGACAAATGAGTTGATACGTTGCCGGTAGGCGGCAATGGTTAGCGGAGAGCGGTCCAGCGAGTGCAAATGGGCCAGATACGCTGGCATCAATTCTTTCATTCGTTGCTCCGTCATCTTTGAGGAAGGGTCGAGGTGCTCTTGTTCTTCCATAAGATACGGGTCTTTTCAATCATCCAAAGAGAGGAGCTTCATCTTCTTCTACTCGCACAGATACTAGGTTTTTTCCTAGCCGTCCTGGCTTCCCATCGCTCGATAACGGCGCGTTCTTGAGCACGTGGCCTGCCGGAAGATCAACGTGAATCGTTGGCTGCTGGGAAACAACAGCCGTTTTTCCGAGTTTCCTCGGATGATCCATTCATCTTTCGGTGGTTTCTGTGGGGAATGCCGTTCTTCGGAGGCCCCGACCTGGGCCTGCGCCAGATAGGTTACACCTGGGCGGCGACTGGCCTCGCGCCAACCGACCAGGCGTGCATCACACCCACGTAAGCAAACTCCTTTGCTCCGAGGTGTAGCAGCTCGTCAGCGAGGAGCTTTCGTTCTTCCTGGTCGTTCTCCAGTGCCTTGACCAGTTCCACGATATGCTCCGCGTAGGGCACCGCCCCACGCATCATATTCCTTACCGTCTGATGTGAAATCGCGCCGTCGCTCATCCGCTGAACGTCATTCGGTCCTAGTTGACGTTCCCGGAGAAGCCCGGTCACTCTCTCCCCGAAGCGGTCGTTATAGACTGCCATCGGCCACCTCCTTGCTTGCATGCTAGCACACTAGCACACTGATAACAACAATGTTGTTGCCGCGTATCTATATCCCCTCTCATCGCAGAAGTAAACGACCGTATAAGGCGGAACCGTAAAAAATCTTGTTGACGCCTCTCCCGATCTTCGATACAACAGAGGTGTAAACATTCTTGTTGCTTATGCGGAGGACGGATGAACCACGAAGCACTGATCGAAGCGGGGGAGCGAGGGCGTGTCCGCAAGGGCGACCTGGCGAACCGTCTGAGCGTGGATCGCGTCACCCTCTGGAAGTACGAGAACAGGCCGCAGACTGCTCCTGAAGGCTTTTGGGAGCGATACGCGGCGGCAGTAGATGCCCTGACGGCAGAACAGCGCGAAGCGGCACGGGCCGCCCTCGCAACCGCCTAAACGCAAAGAAGCCCCCACCGGCCAGGGCGAGGGCTTCAGCAAGATCACGAGATGGAGTAAGCATCCCAATGACTACCCAGAGTTTACCACAACCACCAGCAGACAGTCTCCCCTACGCCCCCACCAACACCCCGGCCCTGCGGCTGACGGAGAGCGACGCGGAATATACGACGCAGCCCCGACCCGCCGCCATTCCGCACTACGGGAAATCGTTCCTCACGCCCCTTCAGGCGGCGGAACACGCGGAGTTTGTCGTGCAGTGCGTGCGGTTCCATCCCTGCCCAGACTGCGACGGCGGCAAGCACACGCTCAGCCGCTGCCGCCGCTGCCAGGGCCGCGCGTTCTACCTGCCTACCGCCGTAGCCCGCAAGTGGGGCCTAGAGGCCTTCCTGCTAACCACTGAAGCAGAGCGCATTCGCCAGGCGGAGGAGATCGAAGGCTTCTTCCTCGCCGGAACATGGTCCACGCCAGAAGTTCCCGAAGCGGATGTGCTGGCAGTAGCCGCCGAGGTGACGGAGCGGGCCACCTACGAGGAAGACCCCAACTCCTACCCCGCCCTGAAAGCGGCAGGACGTCTCGAAAGATACCCCCACATCATCCCCACCTCCGACGCCACCCACGACGAGCGCGAGATTGAGGCCACCGAGCAGGCGTGGGCGCGGGAAGCGGGAGGGGTGGCATGAAAATCCCCTCTCCCGTTCTGGATGTCCTCCGCCACTCCACCGTGACGGATACCGTTCTCCTGCTCCCGCCGCAACAACTAGACCGGAAACTGTACGAGCAGGTCAACAAGGCCCTGGCCGCGATGGGCGGCAAGTGGAGCCGTTCAGCGAAGGGGCATACCTTCGAGTTCGACCCCGGCGACGTGCTGGCGGAAGTAGTAGCGACCGGGGAAGTGCTGGACTGGAAGAAGCAGGCGCAGTTCTTCGAGACGCCTGCGGAAGTGGCTGGAAGCTTGGTTCTTCAGGCTGACCTGGCCGGAGCGAAGGACCTTCGCATTCTGGAGCCTTCAGCGGGGCGCGGAGCAATTGCCGCCCGCATAGTCTCCGCGATGGACCCTTCCTGCACGCTGCATCTGCTGGAAAAGGAAGACCGGAACCGGGAAGCCCTGCACCAGTGGGCGGCAAAGCAGCGTGGCGTGGATATCGCCTTCGTGAACCCGCCAGGACACGACTTCCTGCAACTCGCGGGCAACACCCCTTACGACCGGATCATCGCCAATCCGCCTTTCAGCAGGCGGCAAGATGCCAGGCACGTTCTGCACATGTGGGAATGCCTGGCTCCCGGTGGCGTGCTGGCTTCCGCGATGTCGCCCGGTGTGGAGTTCCGTCAGGAGCGCGAATACCACGCCGTTCGCGGCTTGATCGACGGCTACGGGACTTGGGAACGGCTGCCTGCCGGGTCGTTTAAGGCCAGTGGCACGGAAGTCAGCACCGGCATCGTGCGCCTTGCCAAGCCCATCACCCACGACGCGCTGGGAGCGGAGCGGGATTGCGGGGTGCAGGGATGAAAATTGAAGATTGCCGCCCCGAAGTACAGGCGTTCGCCATTCTCATCGAGCAACGCCTACGCGCCACACGCACCAACCAGACCGCTGAACCTCACGTGCTGTTCGAGCGGCTAGAAACGGCGGTTTGGGACTTGCAGCCCCACGCCACGCTGCGGCCGCGTGGATACATCAACCCATCCGTAATCGCGGATCGGGCCGGGGATGCAGGCCGTAGGTTGCTCCTTCTCGCGAAAGAATGTGGGGCACTTCCAGCAGCCAGCAACCCCACCCCAGAAAGCGGGGTGCAGGATGGCGCTTAACGAGAACGCTGAACTTCAGGCCGCCTTGGACAGTCTCGGCGTAGCGACGGATGCCGCGCTGCAACTCGTGACCGATGATGGCGGGTTAGCAGCGGACGAGAAGGAGCGACTGCGGGATGTGCTGCTGCCACACGCCACTTCGCAGCCCACCGTGACGCCGGAGCAGGTGGCGCGGATTAAGGAGGTGGTGCTGCACTCCCGCTTCCGCGCGCTCTCCGCCAAGGACCTTACCGCTCTCGCCGCCTTCGTGGCGGATTGGGAGCGCAGGGGGGAGGCGCGGGACCTGCTTGCTGATTATCGTGTGAGTCACCAGACGGCGGCACGAATCGGCTACTTCGAGCTAGAGGACTGCGGCTGCGAGTTGTGCGAGCGAGCCGATTCTCTTCTTCGCGCCGCCACCCTTCATCCCGCCCTCACCGGCCCGGAGAGCCAGGGGGTGCGGGAGCCATGAGCGCGATACTTGCACCCCTGCGCGGCAAGACGGGCAAGCCGAGCACGGGCCTAACCGTTGAAGACCCGATCACCCCGGAGAACAAGCGCACCGTCGCGCTGGACCGCGCTTTCCGCACGCTACACGCTCCAGCGCCCGACGAGTACTGCTTGCTACTCTGCCGCACACCCCTGGAATTGATTGGCCTGGAAGAACTATCTGGCCTGTTCCTGGGCCTGTCCAAACTCGCAGCAATGGGCCGCGTGGTGCGGGAAACAACGCTCTGGCAGCTTGCTGTTCGGCAATTGGATGACGTGATTTCTTCCACGGAAGGAGCCTTGGCATGAAAACGATGAGCCGCTTGGCTGAACGCCTGCTCGACTTCGCCGAAACCCGAATGCCTATCCCGACCGTGGCGGGCTGGGTGCTGATCGTAAGCGCGACGTGCTGCATCGCGGCCTATTGGATGGGCATCCGCTGATGAAACTGCTTGCAATTATCGGCTTCACCCTGGCTCTCTGCGTTCCCGCTATGGCGGCGCGGAAACGGCAAATGGTGGTCACGATTTACTGTCTTTCCTGCGCCCGGTGCGGCACCACTGGCGTTACTGCTAGCGGGTCGAGAAAGTGCGGGGTTGCGGTATCTCGTTCTAGCAAGATACCGCTCGGATCCTGGCTGTTCATTGACGGGTATGGCGTGCGGCGGGCGAATGACTACCTGCCAAAAGGAACCGCCGCCAATCGGCTTGATATCTGCCACAGCGGATGGCGGGCGCACGAGCGCGGCGTGAAATTCGGAAAACAAAAACGCTGGGTGCGAGTGGAGAAGGCCGGGAAGTAATGAAGCTAGACCTACTCACACAAATCGCGGATGCGCTCTGGAACGTGCTGATTACTCTCGCCGTAGCCGGTCGCATTGGCGATGGAGATTACCGCTAATGGCTGACTTCACGGCGGTTCGTTCCCACATAGCCCGCAAGAAACATCGCTGTAATTGGTGCGGACAGTTGGTGGTCCCTGGCGAGAATTACGCCCGCTACCGGAGCTTTGAAGACGGAGAAGCCTACACCGTAAAAATGCATTCGGAGTGTCACGACGCAAGCGGGGAATTGCCAGCGGGAGATAGCTACTGTCCGCACGAGATGAAGCGCGGAAGCATTGAAGACCCGCACGCCAACCCTTAACCCAACCCCGGCCCGCTGCCGCCGGGTGGGGCGGGAGAGAGAAGGACGATTGGTATTACCGAGGTTCGATTCCTCGGCGTCCATTCCCGCAATTAGCGGGAGTTACCAGAGCCAGCGAGTAAACTCGGCGGCTACGGAGATGAAACGAAATGGCGGCAGGATTTGGGGCAAACTTCGCGCTCCCCGCAGGGGATTACGTTGCGCAAATCGTGGACGTGACCACGGTGGAATTCGACAGCCGGAAGAATCCCGGAAAGAAAGACGTGAAGTGGAAGTGGATCATCGACGTGAAGGCACGCGGCTCGCAAGAGTGGCAGCGGTCGGACATCCTCACTGGGCAACGGTTCCTGCCGAAAGAGCAGATCAAAAGCCCGCAGTTCATCCCCGCTCTGCACCATCTTTCAAAGGCGTTGGGAGTGCCTGTACCCACTACGGCTGCGCAAGCAATGGCGTGGGATGAACAGGACCAGATCGGGAAGCAGTTTCGGATGCGCATCACCCTCAACGAAGACACCGAGCAGTTGGAGACACAGTATCTGCCGATGCCAAGCGCACAGGCTACGGCCGTTGCCGAGAGCGCCGCTGCTCCGCCCCCACCGCCAGTTTCTGCGCCCGCAGCAGTCGCGGGTGATGATGACCTCTGGAAAGAATAGCGGCTTCCGGGGAGGTGGAAAAACCACCTCCCCATTTACCCCCATACCTACCAATGCCTTCTCTTACCCCTAACCTGGAAATCATACGGCGCACTCTGGAGCTAACAATGGCTCCGGGCGACGTGGCGGAACTACGGATTATCGGCACCCACCAGGGAACGGTGGCGGGATATTTCACGGACTGGAATAGTCTGGCAAAGGCAGCGGAACTTTGGGCGGATAAAGCTCCGGCCGTTTATTACACGCCTAACCCGGTACTTCCAGACCTTCTGGCGCGTGCGAACAACCGAGTGAAAGAACGGGTACGGGCTACGGCTAAAGACGAAGAGATTCAGCGGCGAGCCTGGCTTTTGGCTGATTTTGATCCAGCACGCCCAGCCGATATTTCCTCTTCGAACGTAGAGCATGAGGCAGCAATCGCCACCGCTTGGGAGTGCGCTAAGTATCTGGTGAGCCTGGGGCTACCACAACCGTTAGTCGGCGACTCTGGAAACGGGGCGCATGTAATGTTGCGGGTTGACCTGCCGAATGATGCGGACGCCACGCGGCTCCATCAGGCCTTTCTTATCCACCTATCCGAGCGGTTCCAAACCGATCAAATCTTGGTTGACCAGGCCACCCACAACGCTGCCCGTATTTGGAAACTGTACGGAACCCTGGCCCGTAAAGGCGATTCGATTCCGGCGCGCCCGCATCGCCTCGCTCGTATCTTGCAAGAGCCGGATACACGAGTTTCCGAGACCGCACAACTCCTTTCCCTCTTCCCGTCCAAACCACTCCCCAAGCCCACCACAGCTCCAAGAAGTGCCCTCAACGGACACGCCGACCCTTCCACCCCTACTGGTGATTATTCAACGCTGGATGTGGTCGGTTGGTTCCGGTCAAAAGGCGCTTACGGCCGGGAATTAGACCCAGGCCAACATGCGGTTGACTGCCCCTGGATCGGTGAACACTCGCAGACGAACGACGCGACTCATTCCGATACGGTGGTCTACGAAGCGCAAGGCGGGGCGTGGCCGCAGTTCAATTGCCTTCACTCCCACTGCACCGGCCGGAAGATCGCGGACGTGATTGCGCTCTGGGGGGACGCTGGTAAGTTTTGCGGGAGCGAGTGGAAGGGCGGTGAGAGTTGGGATGTAGTCGCGCTGCGTGGCGAGAGGCCAAAGCCAGCCACCACCCCGCCCGCGCTCACCGATCTTCACCAGCGAGCAGAAGATCTGGACGAGCAAACCCACACCCTTCTCGCGCAGTCTCGTCGCCCGAACCTGAGCGATATTCAGCCGCTCCGCATCGTCCTTACCGATCCGCCCACCTACTACCCGACGATTAACGGCTATGAATTGGAGCTCTCCGCCCTCGACTTTCTGGAATGGCGACGGTTCAAAACCGCCTGCGTGAACCGGATGCAGTTCATGCCGATCCTGCCCGAAGTCCCACGCGGGCGCGGACAGGAAAAGCTTGCCCCGCAGCAGGTGTGGGACCAGTTCATTTCGGTTGCGCTGTCTCACTGCACTCTGGAAGACGCGCCTTCCGATGCCGGGGCAGAGGGTGCTGCCTGGGAGAGCGTGCGCGCCTTCATCCACCGCGAGAACCGAGGCCGAACGGAAGCGGTGGATGTCGAGCGCGGACAACTCGCTACGATCAACGGCGCTTATCACTTCCGGGGACGACAACTCCGCAACTGGCTGGCACTCAACAGCCCTACTTCCCTGAAAGAACACGAGCTTTGGAAAGTGGTTCGCAAGCATGGCGGAACTCAGGCCGTCCTGAAGCCTTCTCGCAGCACCACCGTTCGCTGCTGGCGTATCCCGGAAGAAGCCTTGATTGAGACAGAAACGGTTACGCGGTTACATCCGGTTACGTCTGGAAGTGACCGCACATTTGAGCACGAAAAAGGGGCAGGTTACGCGGTTACGCCTCTTCCCTCACATGCGCCCGCGCGCGTAGATGCAGGCGTAACCGCGTAGACGGGCGTGTATACGTGCGTAATTGTGCGGTCAGTCTCAAACGTAACCAGGTGTAACCGCGTAGACGAGGAGCAAACGAATGGTATTCGACCAGGTTCTATACGGGCCACCAGGGACCGGCAAAACGAGAAGCGGTATCGAGTGGGTGGCGCAGCAGGTAGAAGAAGGCTGCGACCCCTACCGGATCGGCTACGTGTCGTTTACGAACGGGGCCTGCAATGAGGCCCGCGACCGACTTTCGGAACGACTGGGATACGCGCCGGAGATGTTCGACTTCTGCCGCACGCTTCATTCGTGTGCGAAGCGTGCGATGAGTATCGGCGGCGAGGAATGGAACCAGTCGGTGCGGCTGAAGAAGTTTGGCGAGGAGTTCGGTTATGACCTGATTCCGAGCAAGCGGCCGGGTGGTGACGATGATCTTGAGGATCAGCAGGCGAGCGCCGGTCAGGATGGCCCGCTACTCGGTATCTGGGACTACGGCCGGAACCGCTTGCTGCGGACGCCAGAGGCGGCGTTTGCCGCCTGGGAAGAGGCGAACCCCGATAGCGCCCCGCGTATCGACTACCCGCGTTATCTCGACCTGGTTGCGGATTGGGAACGCGACAAGAAAATCAATGGCCGCCACGACTTCACCGACCTGCTGCTGAACGTGGTGGACTCGGAAACGTGGCTGCCGGTGTCGGCCGTGGTGATTGACGAAGCGCAGGACCTCTCTCCGGCGCAGTGGGCGGTAGCGAAGAAGCTCTTTGTCGGGGCGGAGCGGTCAGCGTGCTTCGGTGATGACGACCAGGCGATCTTCTCATTCCAGGGCGCAGACCCATCCCTGTTCAATTCGTTAGCTACTAAAGAGCGGGTATTGCTGCGGCAAAGCTACCGGCTACCACAGGCGGTTTGTGATTTAGCTCTGCGCATCATCGGGCAAAACCGGAACCGGGTCGCAAAGGAAATCCTTCCCCTCGATACGGTTGGTTCCGTACGACACATCAACCGCCTGGAAGAATGCGATTTCGGCAATGGGGAAAGCTGGCTGATACTTGTCCGCAATTGGCGTTTTGTTGCCGAGATTATCTCCTGGTTGGAAAGCGAGGGCTTCCCGTACCTCGTTCCTGGCGGGAAGTATTACAGCCCGTGGGATGAGAAGGGGCCGTTCCGAGCGGCGAAGTCCGTTCTCGACCTCTCCGAGAACCGCGAGATTTTTCTAACCGATCTGGCCGTGCTGGTTGGGAAGACACGAGCGGAAGTCTCCGGCAAGCCCGGTGCCTGGAAATATGGCTCCAAAGGGAAGCTGGAGAAGCTGGCAGTTGCGGACCCTGGCGGGCGGATTGGGTTGCGGGAACTGGTACAAGTCGGATTGACCGAAACCGGCCTCACCCAGATCCTCAACAATGACCTGACCATGCTGGCCGGAGTGAGCGGCCGGGACCGTGACGCGTTCACGAACGCTTTGCGGATTCGCGCTTTCGGGAAACCGCCGCAAATCCGGGTGACGACTGTTCACCAAGCCAAAGGCGGTGAAGCAGATAACGTCGTGCTCCTTCAGGCTTGCACTCGTGCCCCCTACCGCAACCTGCAAGACCCCAACCGTTGCGAAGAAGAGGTGCGATTGATGTACGTGGGTGCTACACGCGCCAGGATCAATCTCTACCCGCTGCAAGGCTGGAGCGGGATGCCTTGGGAACTACGGCAGTTTTAGACGCTGTGAAGGGGCTAGAAATGGCGACCGCGACTTATGGACAATCACGACCCGTTTGCTCACCTCCCAGCAGCCCAGCCGACATTGCTGGACTTACCGAAGAAGGACGCCAAAGGGCGGCCCGTATCTTCGGAGCCGCGCCCGCAAACAATCTCGGAAGCGAAGCTGTTGGCGATGATCTGGAAGGAGCCGAGGGGCGGGGAGTTTTACCGCCAGAAACTTCTCTGGATGCAGCGTTACCGGGACTCGGAGACCTATTCGAAGGAGCAGATTCAGGAACGGCGGCTCCGGCTTTATCAGGACTCGCAGACGCTGAAAGCGTTACTCGCACGGCCCGCCGAGGAACTGGAAGCGGAAGGGTGGGACGCGGCGAAGTGGTGGGCGATGTTCCAGCGGTTACGGGGGTGGATGGGACACCTGGAGGGACTGGACTCGGCGTGCATGTCGAGGCGTTGAGGTTTGAGTATTTGGCGTGGTGGGTGCGGGCAACCTTCACGGCGGAAGGCGTGGGGGATTTGGCTCCTGGGTTGGCGGAACCCGATCGGATTAAAGCCAGGGATCGCTTCCGTAGCTGGTTGGAGTTATGGAGACGACTGGCAGGAGCTAGCGCTGCGGAAGGGGCCGAGTTAGCGCGGGTGTTGGCAGAGCGGGGGGAGAAGTTCGCGAACTGGCTAGGGGTGAGTGAGCGGGGACTAGCCGAGTTGTTTTGTCTTGCGAATGGGACACTGCCGCCAGCGCCAAACCCGCATTTTCCGGAAGTTGCGATCTACGTAGACGGGTCTTCGCCAAATGACGGCACTCCCGGTCGGAACCGAGTTGGGTGCAGCGTGATTGCGGGCGGTCAAGAAGTCGAGTTTCATACCGCTGTTCCGGTTCCCGGTGCTTCGAACAACGAAGCGGAATATCAGGCAATCCTCTTCGGATTAGAACGAGCGAAAGAACTTGGCGCAAGCCGCCTATCCCTCTACTCCGATAGTCAGCTTTGCGTGAAGCAAGTGAACGGCGAATGGGCTTGTCGCGAACCGCATCTCATCCCGCTTTGCGATCAAGCGAAGCAGGAAATTGAGGAATTTGAATTCTGCCAGCTAGTTTGGATACCGCGAACGAAGAACCAGCGCGCTGATGCATTGGCATTCGGCGAGGAAGTAGGCGAATGATGGCGCAGGCGAGTGGAGCGGGAATGATACGTGCTCTGGAAACCCGCTGGGACGGGCATCGGTTTCGCAGCCGATTAGAGGCTCGCTGGGCGGTTTGTTTCAAAGCATTGGGCTTGGAATACGACTACGAACCGCAGGGATTTGAAATCGACGGGGAGTGCTACCTACCGGATTTCTATCTGCCGAAGAACGGCATTTACGTGGAGATCAAGCCGCGTGGGTACCCGGTCAGCGACGATCACCCAGTCTTCGGCCTGGTGAAAGAAATCGGGCGGTATGGCGTGCTGATTTCTGGAAACCCAGCCCTGGGCCAGCATCAGGTGACAGCTAGCACGGGAAGCACTTTCCTGCATCAAGCCGAGCTGGCCTGGGATGATGAGGGCAATCTTTGGTTTGATGAGGGCGCGTTTGGCAAGGCGTGGTGTACGGGGCTAGGGAGAGATGGGAACCGATCTACTACCCATCCGAAACTCTTCGCAGCTTTTCTATCCGCCACCCGTGCTCGGTTCGAGTTCGGCGAGAAGCCGAGGCTGTACGGAGGCGCGAAGTGAAAGTCCTCGCCCTCGACACCGCCACCAAAACCGGCTGGGCAGCTGGTGAAAAGCATGGGGTGAAGGAGTTCCCGCTCCGACGCGGTTCCTCTCCCGGCTGCCGCTTCTTGGAGTTCCGCCTGTGGCTGAAAGACCTGATCCAAACCATTCGCCCTGATGTGGTGGTCTACGAGGTCGCCCATCAGCGCGGCGGCGCAGCTACGGAGCTGTGTGTCGGCTTCACAACCCGCGTGATGGAAGAAGCGGCAGCGGCGGGCCTGGAATACCGGGGCTGTCATTCCCGGATGCTCAAAGCGTTCGCGACCGGCAACGGAAACGCAGACAAGGGATTGATGATGGCGGCGGCCAGAGAGCGGTTTCCCGATGTTGCCCTGATTGACGACAACCACTCTGACGCGCTCCTCCTCCACGCCTGGGCCGAAGCGGGCTTTCCTGATGTAGTGGCCGAGCGCAAGGCCCAAGAGCAGGCCGCCATCGCCGCCAGGAAGCAGGAGCGAGCGAGCAAAGCCACCACCAAAGCCACCACACGCACCAAAACAAGCCGCTCCCAGCGGGCCGGGGAAGGGGTGGGCCGGGCGGATGGGTAGCGAATGGCTGGGCCACTTCCATCGCGGCGATTGCGTGGAAGTGATGCGCGGGCTTCCTGCGGAGTCGGTGGATTTGACGGTCACGTCGCCACCCTATGACAACGTGCGGACATACACGGGCGAGTACTCGTTCGATTATCCCGCAGTGGGTCGGGAGTTGTTGCGCGTCACCAAGGACGGCGGAGTGGCCTGTGTGGTCATTCAGGATGGGACGCAGGACTTCGCCAAGTCGCTCACCACAGCCAGGATGCAAGTCGCGTGGGTAGACGCTGGGTGGCGGTTGTTTGAATGTGTGATCTGGCGACGTTTCGGAGTGCCGGGAAATCACTGGGCTGGCCGATTCCGCGTTGACCATGAGTACGTCTGCGTGTTCTTCAAGGGCGCAAAGCCTGCCCGCTTCGATAAGTCCGCGCTTCAGGTTCGCTCAATATCTGCAGGTCGGATGATGCATGGAAACCGGCGCAGACCAGACGGGACCGCTGAGTCGATGAAGCGCAATCTGGTCGCTGATCTGAAATGCCCCGGCACAGTCTGGGACATCAGTTCGCAGTTCAGGGGCGACACCCTCAAAGCGGAACACCCGGCCGTCTTCCCCGAACGCCTTGCCGCCGATCTAATCCAGTGCTTTTCCCGCCCCGGTGACATCATCCTAGACCCCTACTCGGGCAGTGGCACGACCTGCCTGGAAGCAGAGCGGCTAGGGCGGCGGTGGGCGGGAATCGACATCGGTGCAGAGTACGTCGCGCTCTCAGAGAGACGGCTGGAACGCCAACGGATGCAGCCCGCTTTGGCTCTCGATTTCGCCTCCGCACCCAGCGCGGGCGGGAGCCGGTGAGGAGCGCGGGCGACCGTATAGAGGGCAGATGGGCGGGGATTTTCAGGAGGTGCGAGGTGGCAAAGAGCGTGCGGGCAGAGTTTCAGATCGATCGACCAGACATCTCTGATGCGGAGTTGGGCAAGGCGTGGGGTATCGCCAAGCGGGTGCTCGCCCGGCACCTCCGACATGCGCCGTGGTGGATTGACCGCGAATCGCTGGAGGCGGCAGCGCGCGGAAGCTTCTGGCTAGCGGTGACCCGCTACGACCGGGCGCAGGCCGCGCAGCTTGCGTCCTACACCACCCGCGCCGTCCTGAACGGGTTGCAGGAAGAGGAGCGCGTGCAAAGCCCGTGGACGCGCCCACAGCAGGAGTTGGTGCGCGAGTATCGACGGGAGGGCCGAGAGCTAGAGCCGTGGATGCGTGACACCCTCTGGATCGACGCGCCGCTCCCTGCCGCTACAGGCTCCGGCAGCGTACTGCCTTCGGACGTGCAGGCCGCCACCACCGAAATCGACCGGGATGGGATGACCGAGGGGCTAGGCCGGGAAGCCCGGTGCGCCCTGGCGGCGCGGCTGTTAACCGCCGTGACTCCCCGCCACCGGGAGTTGCTAGTGCGCTACTTCTACGGCGAGCAGATCTTCCGTGACATCGGGAAGGCGATGGGCTTCAGCGAGTCGCGCGCGCACCAGCTCCGCAACCAGGCGTTCGCCACCATCCGCCAGGCGTTTCCGGGCGTGGAGGCGTTGCTGTGATGGCGGGAACTTACGCGTTGGATCGGAAGTACCGCCTGATTGCCCCCAAGGCATTACGAGAGGCAGGAGTGCTGATTGCCACGATGCTGCCGGACGGGGTGGTCGCCGTTCAGCCAAAGGCGGAGTTTGCCGCCATGCTGGCGACCGCGGCGGGAGGAGCGCTGCGCTACCTGGAAACGAGCGCAGTAGAGCTGGGGCCTTGTCAGGACTTCGGAGGCCGCCTGCGCCTTCCTGCGGCGATACGCGCCTATCTGGAGATCGTGCCGTTTGTGGAAGCGGTGTGGCTTGAGACCGGGAAAGGCTGGCGGTTGATGCGTCGGGACCGCTGGGAGCTAGAGCGACGGCGGTGGGAGCCAGCAGCACGAACAGAGGGGTTTCCCCTGCCGCGAGCGATTGAGGCAGCGCAGACGGTGCAGGCAACCAGTGGTTAACCCGCCTGCCGCGAGCGTGGGCGCAGTTGAGCCAATCATTAGCCGCCGGGGTGGCGAGGAAGGGGGTGGGTGGAGAGATGGTGAGTAAGTGCGCGCGGTGCAAGAAATACAAAACATGCGGCGAGGAAATGCCAGCCAAAGGGAGTGATGAGTGCGTTTTTCTTTGCGCGGGGTGTCTGGTCATTCTGCGCGGAAAACTGGCCGTCAAAAACGGTGAGCCATTGCTGCCTATCGACCCGGCCAAGATCAAATGCCGCGAAGTCTACCGCCACAAAGGCGGCGGAATTTATGTCGTCGACGCGATAGCCGAACGAGTGGAGGAAGAGGGCGGCGAGCGGATCATTGTCTACCGGAATTTAGAAACGGGGAAGCAGTGGAGCCAATCGGTCGCGCGCTTCTGCGATCCGGGACGATTCGCCAAGTGTGAAGCCTGGAAACCCCGCCCTCCCAGGCGGCGCGGGGCGGGTGAGGCGGGAGGCAACGGGGCGGGATTCTGTTATCATTTGGAGGAGAACCAATGCGTGAATTAACGAGGAACGAACGGCTAATCCTTGACCATCCAGAAGGCCGGGTGCCAGCGGAAAAGAGCCTGGACACGTCAGAGAAAATCGCCGCTTATGTGGCGCGAATGCGTCCCTTGAATGAAGCGCGAGTGAAGGCAGACCGAGCGGCGGAGGCGGCCTCCTGGCTACACGCTAGGGGGCTGTGGATCGGTTAGCGGCTGGTGGCGGAAAGGGAGTGCTGATATGTTGGCGCAAGATACTGAGTCACGACTGGCGCGGGCAAGCGTTCATTTCGGTTGGGGATTTTCCAAGGGCGTGATTGCCCGCCGAATGATCCTCGACGGCGTGGACGCGCAGACCGTGGCGCGAGAAATCCATCGCCAACCGGATTACATCGACAAGGTACGCCGGGAGGCCAGCAACGAATTGCGAATGCTGGCAGAGATGGAAGCGCAAGACCTTCCCGAAGTAATCTCCGCGCCACTAGAAGACCGCCAGGCACAAACGGACGGGGAACACGCCACCCTGCTTTATGACGTTCGCAAGAGCCAGCGCACTGGTAAATCAAGCAGCGGCCCGCAGCCGCTAGAAGGCGACCGGGACACGGTTTCCGCCAAGGTGGAAACGCGGGATTTGTGCCTGGAAGCTGTCCGCTATATGCGCCTTAAAAAAGAAGCGCGAGAATTATTGCCTACTGGTTGACGCCACCGAGGGTAAAAAGGATAGAATACAGCGGGAGCCAGTGTCTTTGATGTTGGCTCCTTTTCGATTCTCGTAGTGCGGCGACGGCTGATCCCCGTCCCGCCAGCACGATAGCTCAGTGGCAGAGTGACCGCTTGTTAAGCGGGAGGTCGGGGGTTCGAGTCCCCTTCGTGCATTAGCAGGGGATAAGGCTTAACGCTGCATAGCGGGAGCGCTCCTTGTCAAACTCCCACTGCTAGCGAAATGCACGGTGAAGGCTCACCGTGGGCGCGGGCTGCTACGAACCAGCCTCACGCGCTTTCAATATTCGGGCTGAGGGGCAACCCCGGACGGGAAGGCCAAACCTCGTTCGTAAACAGCGGCCTGGCAGCCGTTAGCTTTTTAAATGACTGGCAAATCTCCCTGGTTCACAGTCAGCCTGCGGGGCTTAACATCCCAAGGGTGAGAGCAGAGGGGCAGCCCGAATACTCCTAGGCCCGAAGCACTAACCCGCTTCGGGCCTTTCCCGTTTCTGGCCCACGAGCAAGACCAGCCCGAAGGGGAGCAGGTGTGCAACCACCCACTCCCCCGTTACTGCCGACTCAGCAAGGAGCCAGCAGCACTATGAGATACGGCCAACGCAGGCCCGCGTGCAACCTCCCGCTAGGTAATGTTCCGAAGGGCATATGCTGACGTGGCGGAACCGCTTTCGCATTCTCGCGGATTTCGGCACCCCGGAGGTGATCGAGTTCAAGGCGGGTGTTTCGGCGCTGAGCTGGGGCCTGTGGCTGCTCCTGCCAGGCGATATGTTCGCGCTGTACCCGCCGTTCTTCTTGGCGATGTCCAAGATCGCGCCCGAATGGGCGTGGGGCGCAGGGGTGGCAGCGACCGGCCTCGCGCAGATTTTCCTGTCCGCAACCCCGAATTGGGCCTGGCGTCGTTTTGCAGCGCTCCATGCCTGTGCGATGTGGGCCTTCCTGACCACGCTGTATCTCCTCGGCGAGTGGCGTGCGCCGGGGGTTGCTCTGGCCCTCACCCTCTCCGTGGCGAATGCCTGGGTGTTTTACCGCTTGAGGCGTTTCCATGCTGATGGTGAGGAAACGAGCCATGTCCAATGAATGGCTCAAGGAATACGCGCCCTGGGTTGCGGCTGTGGTCGCTCCTGTCACTGTCTGGCTAGGGACCCGCAAGAAGGTTGCTACCGACGCCGATATTTCACTACGCACCGATCTGCGCGAGACGGAGAAGTATCTCCGCCAGCAGCTTCGGGAAGTGGAGGCGGATAACAAGACGCTGCGAACCGAGAACCTGGAACTGAAGAACGCGAACATGACCCTGCGGGCGGAGTTTGAGGACCACAAGCGAGACACGGCGCGGGAGATCGGACAACTCAAAGACCAGCTTCAAGCCGCCCTTTCCGCAATGGATCGAGACCGCCGTAGCGGAGCGCACACTCAAGACGATCTAACCGCCCTTACTGAGCGGGTGCGGGTTGGCGAAGAACACGACGCCCTATGAAACGTCCCGTGTTGGGCTTCCTTCTGCTCTGGCTGCTCGTAGCGGTGGCGGGAGTGGCTTGGAGTGGTCGTGTGCCGTTGGTAAGTGCCTGGGCCGCCGTCAAGCAGAAGGCGCCCCCAGCTATCAGCAATGCGAGTGGCAACTGGCCCGCCCGAAGCGGCAATGCCTGCGGGTGTTCAAGGTCATCCCGCAGGAAAGATTTTGCTGGCAGCATCGAGTGAGACGGAGCAAGTGAGATGCTAGACCTCATTATTCTAATTCTCGTGCTGGCCTGGCTTGGTGGGTGGCTAGGATTTGGCGGCTTTGGTATGGGTGGACTGATCCACCTGCTAATTGTGATTGCGGTGGTCGTGCTGGCTTACCGCATCGTCACTGGCAAGCGCGGTCCGCTGTGAGCGACCTCCTTCTAGCCCAGATCGTGACGATGGTGGGCACGCTGGGAACCGCCCTCATTACCGGCCTGGTTGCAATCCAGGTTGTGAAGCTGAACATCAAGGCAGCCCAGGCGAACGCCAAGGTGGATGTCGTCGCGGAGAAGACCGAAGAGGTTCGAACTACCCTCGCTCACACCCAGGGCATCAATGCCGAGAGGCTGGACAGCATTCACAAGCTCGTTAACAGCCACATGCGCGAACAGCTTCGGATTAACGCGGACGCACTAGCCGACCTGGCAGCAGCAACCGGAACCGTGACCGACGAAGCACGCGCGACGGCTTCAAAGAAGCTGCTTAATGACCACGACGCGGCGCAGAAAGCTTCGGAAGAAGCGTCGTGATCGACCCCAACGCGGCCCTCTGCGCCCTTCTACTCGCCGCCTTGGGCCTGGGCCTGGTGATTGCTGTTTGCGTGGTGGCGGATGCGAGGCGGAGACGGAAATGAGTGACCAGAACACCGCGCCGCCGATTACGGACACGCCGCCTAGTCAGCAGAAGGTTAGCTGGGCGGCTGCCGTTTCTTTCGGCCTAGGCCTGCTCGCTATCGCCCCGGAAGCGGCCCAACATCTTCTCCCTTTCGTCGCCGAGAAGGATCGCCCGCGTGTTCTCGCGTTCGCGGCCCTTTGCAGCCTGCTGGCGGGGCAGTTGCTCAACCGGAAGGCTACGAGTAACCTGGCAGGCTACACGCTGCCCCTTGCGCCTCGGATGGCGCAGGCGGAGCGCAAAGCCGTGGCTGCGGAAGTCAAAGCGGAGCAAGTGGCCGAGAACCTGGCGCAGAAGGAAAGTGGGCTCACCGCTGACCTCATCGCGAGGGGAACGGGAAACGCACCGCCGCCTTCAACCCCCGGCCCTGGCTTGGGAACGCAGTTGAGAGAGATTGACGGATGAGCAGCATTGGCAGATATACGGGCCGCGCGACCGGGGGAAACCCCGGTTTTCCTTTGCTTGTCCGCAATGGCCGTATCCCGCAAAGCTTGCTCCGTCGCCTGGAAACGCAACCGCAGATGCCTGAAGGCGAGCGGTGGCTGTTCAGCGATGCTGCTATCGGCCTGGATGCCATGGTGCGGGCGGCTGCTCTCGATGGCGTAACGATTGAACTATTGGAAGCCTACCGCACCTATGCCCGGCAGGTCTACTTCTGGAACCTCTATCAATCCGGCAAGGGGAACCTCGCAGCGCAGCCTGGCACCTCGAACCATGGGTGGGCCGTGGCGATTGACGTCAAACGGAAGAACAACCCGAAGGCTTTGCCATGGATGCGCCTCCACGCCGACGAATACGGCTGGGACCTTCCCGACCAGTTAGGCAAGAAAGAGCCATGGCATTGGCAGTGGATACGCGGCTTCAAGCTAGAGGCTGCACTACCCAAGCCCAAGCCAACCCCGGTCTACATCCATGGCGAGTTGGTCCCCGGCGCGTTCCATTCCAAGAAGGGCGACTCCAACATCCTCTTCCTGCGCCCGGTGGTCGAAGAGTTGGGCTGGGATGTGCTGACGGCTGAAGGGGCGACTGTTCACCTGGAGCACGACGACACAGAGCGGAAGTTGACCCTGGAACTGCACAAAGCTGCCGATGGACGTGCTATCTCCCCTGCCCGCGACCTCTGCGCCAAGTTAGGCGTGGAGTGCGAGTGGCGGGATGGAGCAGTGAGGATCGGTTGATGAGCAAAGAGTGGCGCGAGGGGCTGTCCCTCCTCCTGGTGTTCGGCTGCATCCTCTTCCTGCTGCCCTTCCTCTGCGTGGCCTTACCGTGGGTCGCAGTATGGGCGGCCAGGGAAGGAATGCTGGCTCAAGCATTCATCTTGGGGTTGGCCTCTCTCTGGTTTTGGTATGCCACCGCGCGCCTGGCTCTGATGCTGAAGGACGCGCTGACCCAGAAGGCGATTGACCGCGCCTAACCGCGACATCCTGGCGGGAGCGGGGTTGGGGCGGGTGGTGTTGGTGAGAGAAGATCATGGATCTGAAGAGACCCCTTCCGCCCGCAGACCTGTCGAGCGAACTGCGTTACCCAGAGGGTTTTGATCCTGCGCCCGATGTCGAGGAGTGGCTGCGAAAGAGCTTCATCGAAGACGGTGGGCCGCTACACAACCCAGACCACTCCCATCTTTCCCTTGCCAGCATCGGCATCCTGTGGACGAACGCACCGAACTCCAAGCAGATGCGGGGAGTAGCGGGAACGGCAGAGCAGCCGTCAATTCAGGGCGGAAAGTGGTTGCGCGCGCGGATGGAGTTGCAGCTAGCCGAATGGTTCGGTGACGTGCCCGACTTCCTGATTACGCTCGACGCGGTATACGCCGCGCAGGTGCCAGATGCGACCTTCTGCGCCCTGGTTGAACACGAGCTTTACCACTGCGCCCAGCGATTAGATGAGTTCGGAAGTCCCCGGTTCACCAGGGAAGGCAAGCCGGTTCTAGCTATTCGCGGCCACGATGCGGAAGAGTTTGTGGGCGTGGTGCGACGGTATGGCGTCGGAGCCGCAGCAGGCGGAGTGGCGGAGTTGGTGAAGGCGGCGAATGAAGTTCCCTCGGTGGCTCGCGCAGCTATCTCCCTGGCTTGCGGGACGTGTGCCCGGGTGGTGGTTTAGGTTTACCTTGGTTTACGATGGCACAGCTAACTGACGCGCAGAAAACCTTCGTTGTGGTGCGTCTGGCGTGCTTTGACCAGCCTTCCGAAGTGGTGGAGGCGGTAAACCAAGATTTCGGTGTTCAGTTACCGCGCCAGCAGGTGATGAAATACGATCCGACCACCAAGTCAGGCGAGAACCTTTCCGCTGAACTGAAAGAGCTTTTCCACTCCACCCGCGAACGCTTCCTGTCCAACGTGCAGGAAATCCCCATCGCCAACCAGGCGTACCGGCTGCGAGAGTTGCAGAAGCTCTACCAGACGGCACCCAAGGCCAACGCGCACCTGCGAGCCAACCTGCTTGAACAGGCCGCTAAAGAATCGGGCGGCGCGTTTACCAATAAGGTGCAAGTCTTTCAGCAGTTGGCGCGGGACGTAGAAAAGTTGTCGGATGCAGACCTACTCGCCCGGATTGTCGGAGGCGGAGCTCCTCCAGCGGTTCTACCGGGCGGAAGCCCTACGCCGGGGCTGGTCGTTGCCAACGGTAACGGTAAGCACTCGGGCCAGTGAGCCGAGTCACGAACGCGCCAAGCAAAAAGCCCTCCGTTCTTTTGCTCACTTCCTCAAGCATCACGTTCACATCGCGGACGGCGGCGGCACGAAAATGGAGCCGTGGTCTTGGCAGGTGGACCTGGCGGCCCGTCTCCCTGGCATTCAGCGGCTCGTAATCCTGAAGGGTCGCCAGCTTGGCGTTTCCTGGCTGGTCGCTGCTTATGCAGTGTGGAAGGCGCTACGGGATCGCGGTTCACTGATCTTGCTGGTGTCCCAGACGGAAGACGATGCCATAGAGCTTCTGGGGAAGGCGCAATGCGTCTATGACCATCTGCCAGCCTTCCTGAAGCGACCGGATGAAATCTCAAAGGTTCGGAGCCTCGCGTTCAAGGAGCATCGTTCGGCAATCGTCGCCCTTCCATCCACGCGGAGAGCCGGTCGTGGTCGCACCGCGCGGTTGGTAATTGCCGACGAGCACGCGCTGCATCAGTGGGCGGAAGCGAACTTCGCGGCTCTGTCCCCCACGGTAGATGCGCCGGGCGGGCAGTTCATCTCTGTTTCTACCGCTGACGGCATCGGGAACACCTTCGCGGATTTGTGGGCCAAAGGCACGGAAAAGACCGGCGTCGTTTTGCCGAGGCGTGAGGGCAACACCTGGCGCGTGCGGCGAGAGTTGCGGAAGGTAAACCCGCCGCAAGATGGGTGGGTGCCACTGTTCCTGCCCTATGACGTGCGGCCTGGTCGGGATGCTGGCTGGTGGGAACGCAAGCGCGAGGCGAACCCTCGCCCCAAGCTGCACTTCCAAGAGTATCCCCGCGATGCCGAGGAAGCCTTCGTTCAAACGGGGCGACCGGTGTTCGATAAGGACTACCTGGAGAAGCACAAACTTTGCTTTGAGGAGCCGCTGTCAAAAGCTGAGTGGCCGGAAGAGTTCGCTCGCTGGAAGCCCGCGGAACTGAAGGTCTTCGCCTTGCCCGACCCCTCTCATCGCTACGTAGCAGGTGCGGACGTGGCTGAGGGGCTGGAACATGGGGACTATTCCGCCTTGACCATCCTCGATACTGACGACCCCTCTGGCACCCCCGCCGAGGTGTTGACCCTGCACGGCCACTGGCCTGCGGATGTGTTCGCCGAGATGGTGAAGACGGTTTCGGATGTTTACCCCGGCACTTATGGCATCGAGCGCAACAACCACGGTTTAGCGGTGCTGGTGACGGTGAAGCGGCTGCGAATGAAGGGTGTCTATACCGAGCGGCCTGTTTTGAATAAGGCAGGGCAAGAGATCGAGCCGGGGCGGCCCGGATGGTTGACTACTGCCACGACGAAACCCCTGCTCATTGACGATCTGGAAGAAGCTCTGCGGAACTTCAAAATCCGCCTCCGCGATGCAAGCAACCTCACAGAACTGACCTTCTACCAAACGCTCGCCAACGGCTCCACCTCGGCTCCAGCCGGTCGTTGGGATGATCGCGTGATGGCCTTGGGGATTGCCTGCCAGATGATTAAACGAGCCAGGAAAGCCCCGCAGTTCTTCGGGTCTTGGGGAAGGGGTGGCGCGTGAGTTTGGCAGGCGTTCTGGAATGGGCAGGGTTGCGCAGGAGACCAGCGGAGGCCGTGCGCGCGCCTGCAACGAACCCTCGCACCACCGTCACCACCCAGGCACGCCCCACCTACACCACGCGCCTCACTGGTAACGCGGTCCTGCCGCGCGAAACCAGCTTCACGCTCCTTCGTCAGTTCCATCGCTCTGTCCCGGTAATGGGGCGGGCGATTGACATTCTGGCCGGGTTCGTTGGGTATCCAAGTATCAAGTCGGAGAATGAGCAGCTAAAAGCCGAGACGGATGCCTGGATGCGGACGGTGAGCTTTGGGAATGTCGGGACGGGGTTAGGCCCGTGGGTGAAAGATCATTTAGGGCAGGCGCTGCTCTACGGCTACGGCGTCGGCGAGATGGTGCCGACTTCTGGGCGGAACGACGTGGAGCGGCTGTGGTCGTACCTCTCGCCCCCTTTCGCGTTTAAGACGGACGCCGAGGGCGCGTTCCAGATCGTGCAGAGCCAGGGCATGGCGCGAGAAGTCGCCCTGGACCCGGTAACGAGTCTGCTCACGGTCCCCTTCTCTGAAGGCTGCAACCCCAACGGCCAATCCCTCTTCTTTTCGTCCCTCACTTTCTGTCAGGCATGGATGGACATCGCTCACGCCTACCGCGCCATGTGGAAGCGCAGCGGCATCCCCACCTACCACATCAACTGGCAACCGCCGCAAACACTCGATGATCCGGACGGCGTGATTGCCGGCAGCATTGCCGCCGCGATGGCCGAGAGTTGGAACAAAGCGATCAAATCTCAGGTGGTTGACGGGGTGGCGGAGGACTTCTTCTCGGTAGGCCCCGCGACGGTAACGGTGATCGGAGCCGATGGGGCGATCATCGACATCACGATTAGCAAAAGGGCTGTGGTGGAGGAGATCGTGGCCGCTACTGGCATTCCCGCTTGGATGTTGGGCTACTCGTGGTCAACCACGGAAAGACTATCCACTCAGCAGGCGGATATGTTACTCGCGACCGTAGACAACCTGCGGCGGGCAGTATCCCCCGCAATTGAGAAGATTTTGCGCACCCGCAACCTGCTCGCGTTGCGTGACGGGGAGTGGGAGCTGGACTGGCCGGATGTGAACCTGCAAGACCGCCTTCAGACCGCGAACGCAGACCTGGCGGATGCCAGAGCGGATGAAACGCGGGAAAAGGTAGCGTTCAAGTTGTGGCAGACCGGCGTGTATGACCAAGGGTTATATGCTGAAGCGGTGACGGGTTCGCCCGAAGTGAAGACTACGATGCTAGAGCCGCCCGCAGTGGCCGTAGCGGGGTCGCAGGATGCGCCTGGTGGCGAGGATGACCCAGAGGACGGCGAGGAGAACGTGGGCGCTAACAGCCTTTCCGAGCAACTGAAGTGGGAACTTACTCTTCCCCCTCTGCGCGAGATGCTGCCGGAGTATGAGGGGCGCTTTGTTGCTGGGTGTAACGGGAAGCACTGATGGTAAAAACTTCCACTTATGAACTGAACGGTTACCGTGTCTTTCGGCAGGAATACACGGGGCCTTGGGAGCCTCGGCCTTACTTTGGCTTGACCAGGGAAGAATTCGAGCGGACCATATCAGCCATTGCCGAAGCAGCTAAAGAGCCGGAATTTCGAGACACTGATGCCTCCGACTCGCCTCAAACTCGGCGCAGATGACCCCGCCAGCCTTTTCCCCGCGGAAGCACCGCAGTACCAATCACTTTCCCGCGCGGTAGGTACTGCTTGGGCGGCGGCAAGGCAAGCGTGGTTTGAATTACGCGAGGATTGGTTTGAGATTGCTAACCTCGCGGACCCTGCCAAGCGAGAGTCAGCCCCGCTCACCGCTTCCCAAAAACGTGCTTTGGATACCGCAACCAGCCGCTTCCTGCAACAGATGGCCGGTGAAAACCGCACCCTGGCGGGGTTCGTTAATCAAAACGATGAGGACGGCGTTATCCAGCAATCCCTCTATCTGGCGAACCGCGTCGGCCACGGGCGGGCGGTGGATGAGACGGGGCATATCCCGCGCAATCCGGCTTTGAGCGAAGCTCAGAGGGAACGCCTGGCGCGAGAGTCGTTTCAGCGGTTGAGCAAAGACGGGCGGTTGCGGTTTGAGGGTAGATTGGAAGCGATCCAGTCCAGACTCCTAGAAGGCTTCCGCACAGGGGAGAACCCGCTTTCGATTGCCCGCGCACTCTCCCGTTCTCTGGACCTGGAAGCGAGCAGAACCCGCACCCTCGTTCGTACCGAGATGGGGATAGCGGCTATTGGCGGGCAACTCGATCTGTATCGGGAAGCGGGGATTAGCCGAGTGGAGATCATCGGTGATACGGGGACGGACGCGCTCTGCACGGGGCATATCGGGAAGATTTACCTGTTGGGGCAGGTGGATAGTATCCCGCCTTACCATCCGAATTGTTTCTGCGATACCAGCCCTGTCTCCGAATAGCCCGCACCTGCAAAAGTAAAGCACTCCCACCCGCCAATTAGGGCGGGCTTTTTAATGCCTAGAAGCCTGATGAACCCTAACCACCCGATAAAGCACAAGGCCGTCCGTATCGTGAGCAACGGCGAGTTGCGGGGCACGCGCATCTATCTGCCCAACGGCACGGAAATCTCTGACTTGGTGAACGGGGTGAAGTGGGAGTTGGGCCGGGACGGCATCGCAACTGCTTCCCTTCAATTAGTCGCTGCCACGTTGGAAGCGACTCCCTGGCCCGGAGAGGCAGAGAAGCAATGACCACCACACCTTCCTCCACCGTTGTTCTCACCTGCCCCTGCGGACAGACCACCCTTGCGCCAGCAGGCCAGAAGAAATACGTGTGCGCTCACTGTGGGCGGAAGATCGTTGCAGAGAGCCGCGAAGCCGTGAAGGGGCAGAAGTGATGGGCTGGATCGGAAGTCGGGAACCAGTTGCAGGACCACCGCCGACGCAACCCGCTTCCATTTGGAATGTAGCTATTCCGGTATCTGCAATGGGCCGAAACGTAATCCCGCCACCACCTCCAGCGCGAACTCCAGAGCCTTACGCGGCATGGGCACGACGAGAGGCGGAGTGTGAGATTGAGGCACTGCTGGCAGGTGAAGACTACACGCCGCCCACCCCCACCGAGGAAGACCGTATTCCGACGTATCGCGGCGGGATGATTGGCGGCTTTGCCCGTTCAGCTTCCCGTCCTGATCCATTTGAAGACACCCAGCCTGACGGCGGGTGTCAGCCGTTCCGGCCAATGATACGTTCGGATCGCGCCGAGGAACTGAATTGCGAGTGGGATGCCAAGGCCCAGGAGTGGGTTTGCGACGATCCAGCAATTATTCGACCTGGCAAGCCCAATCCCGCCGACCGACCACAGCAGCCCGGAGGGTGGAGTTAACCTGATGCATATCCGAGTGCGAGAGTTTGGCGGCATTCGCGCCGTAGCGGTGGCGGAGACGGGGCCGGGCGACCTGGCGCTGATTAACAACGCCTACGCCCTGACGCCCCTGGAAGCCGCTGACATCCACGTACGACAAGCCAGAGTGGCGCACAACCAGCACGACCGCACGCTAGAGCGGTTCCCCAAGGCGATGCTGGAGCGGTTCGCAGAGACGCTCCCTGGCAAGTCTCTCCTCCCCGGCCATGACAAATCCGCCCTCCCTCTGGGCCGTTGGTTTCGCGCTGATACTCGCACGCGCACCGAAGACTTCCCGGTGCTGCAAACCGCCAAGAGCGAGGGAGCCGAGATCGTCCCCGGTTTCTCGACCAAAGCCCAGCGCGTGACGTGGCTGGAAGCAGCGTTCTACTTTGCCGCCGACCAATCCACCGAGGGGACGCGAAAGAATATCGACAGCGGCGTCTATCAGGACGTCTCCATCGGCTTCAAATATGACGATCTGGACTGCGACGTTTGCCGTAAGTCCTACCTGCGCTCGGATTGTCCCCACTTCATCGGGCAACGGCTGGAAGACAAGGCCGTTCTGGTCACTGCGACCTATTCCGGCGATCCCAAAGCCTACGAGGCGCAGGAAACATCCATCGTCTACCTGGGGGCGCAACAGCAGGCCGAACTGGTGAAGCAGTTACGCACCGGCACGCTGGACCCGCAGGCGCTCTCGCAAACGGCCTGGGGCACCGATCTGGTGCAGCTCAAGGGCTATGAGGCTCTGGCTCGCGTCTACGGCCATCAGCAGAAGGCGTGGGCGTTCCCCGGCCTGAAGGGGGTTGCTGTCGGTACCCCCGCCCAACTTCCCGGCGCTCTTGCGCTGGAACCGCCCCCTGCCATTGCAGAGGGTAGCGAAGAGGTGCAAACCTCGGACAACGCCCAGGACCCGCCCGTTGGCGACCCTGGCAAGGCTGCGATAGAGGCAAATGCCGAAGTCGCCAACGGAGTAAATGACATGGCCCTCTTGGAAGAGGCCCGCAAGCGGCTCGGCCTGGCAGATGACGCCGATGAGGCGAAGGTGCTAACCGAAATCGAGGAAGCCGTCAAGGCGTTCAAGCTGAAGACGGACGCTGAAAAATCCCTCGTTGACGCGGAGAAGGCACTGAGCGAAGCCCGCCCGCTGGCAGAGATTGGCAAGAAGGCGCTTAAGGGTCTGCTGGATGAGTTCAAGGCCAACCGCGCTCGCCTTGAAAAGTCCGCAACCGAAACTGCGCTCATGGCCGAGATGCTGGAAGACAAGGGCGACTACGAGAAGCTGAAGACCCTGGTAGATGAAACGTTTACCGAGGTCTGCAAACGCTTCCCCACCGAGCCGAAGGGCCGGGTGCTGGATGAAGAGGCGCGAACCGCGCGGCCTTCACGCCAACTTCCCCCGCAAGCGTTCCGCGCCTAAAACACAGGCACACAACCATCCCTTTTCAAGCAGCCTTTGCGGGCTGCTTTTTTGATTCTCGGAGATCCCTTTCATGGCGAACCCACGCAACATCGTCGCCTATGACGGTATCCGCAACCCGGCAGATACCGTGACCTACAAGACGGATGGCTCCACCATCGTCTACAGCGAGACCGCCGAAAACGGCTCCGCACAGGTCGGCCTGGCAGTCACCCTTTCCGCAGCGGATACGGTGGGGCTGGTCGGGGACGGGGAATTCGTCCTCGGCAAGTTGATCCTGGTCGAAGCCGACAACAAAGCCACGGTTCAGGTTGGCGGCTACATGACCCTGCCTGCTGGCACGGCTGCCACCCTCACGCGGGGCAAGGCCATCGTTGGCGACCTGCTGGTTGCTGAAGAGGGCTACATCCGCGAAGTCGCCACCGGCACAGCGGCAGAACTCGGCGTATGCCGAGGCTTCATTCAGAACGCGGCAGACACGACCGCCGTTATCGTGCGCCTGTAAGGGGCGGGAGACAACGAACATGGATCGACAGCGACTCGCCCCGCAAGAGATGTACAAGGCGCTCAATCCGGGGCTGTATGAAGAAGCACGCCGCAAAGGGATGACCTTCTCGGACTTCCTCTCCCATGAAACGGTGGACGGGGATGGTCGGGACGGGATGGACGCCTACCAGCGGCTCCTGCAAGAAGCAGAGATCATCACGCGCACTCATCCACAGGGGCATTACAAGTCCTCGCGGGTGGAGGCGTTTGCAAAAGACGTTTCATCTCGCACGTTGTTCCCGGAATGGGTTCGGCGCACCGTGGCGGGGGTCTCCTTCCGGGAGTCGAAGGCGGCACAGAATGGCGCGGGGGAGAAGTTCATCTTCCTCTCCGATGACGTAACGGCTGGCTCCGTCCTCCGCCCCTTCGCCGATGACCTGATGATGCGGATGTCCGACCGCACCGAGCCCGCCATCCCCCTGACGGAGGTAGTGGCGGCTACGCGGTTTGTGGACGGGAACAAGGCCCGCTCCTGGTATCTGAACCGGGACGCTTCTCAGGCTCGCCGCAAGCGAGTGACGGAAGCGGCGGAAATCCCGCCTGCCAAACTGACCACGAAGCAGCACGACATCGACCTGTACAAGTACGGCATCCGGCTCGATGTCTCATATGAGACGGCCCGCCGTTTGGCGCTGGACCAGTTCGCCCGGTTCCTGGAACTGGAAGCGATCCAGGCCGAAGTCGATAAGGTGGCGGCGGCCCTCGATGTGATGGTGAACGGCGACGGAAACACCAGCACGGCAGCCACGAGTTACAACCTCACGACCCTGGACCCGAACACGACGGCGAACAACCTGACTGTTTCGGCCTGGCTCGCCTTCAAGGCGAAGTTCGCGAACCCCTACCAACTCACGCACGTTCTGGGCACTGAAGCGGTGATCCTGCAACTGCTGCTGCTGAACGTGGGCAGCGGCAACGTGCAACTGAGCCAGCGGCCCGACCTCGGCGGTTTCACTCCGATCAACCAGACGTTTGCAGACGGTGTGCGGTGGGGCATCTCCGCCGACGCTCCCGCCAGCAAAATCGTCGGTTACGACCGGGCGTGGGGTATCGGTCGCGTCGTGGAGACGGCCAGCGAAATCCAGGAGATGGATCGCTGGATCACTAACCAAACGCTCATTCTCACCGCGACGGAGAACGAGGGCTTCGAGGTGCTGGACCCCAACGGCCTCAAAATCCTGAACTTGGCCGCCTAGGAGGCTGAAACAATGGCTGATACGGGCTTTGACAGCCTGAGTCTGGGCGGGGTGCCGGTAACGGCCTCCGCCGCAGACCTGAACAAACTCGCGGCAATTACCGGCTATCCGGTAGAGGCGCACGAGGTGACGTTCACCGAGACGGTGGGTGCGGGTGTTTTCACCGGTTCGGTGGCGGTTCCGGCAGGCGCGACCATTCTCGACATCATCGTTAATGGAGTCGCGCTCTGGAATAGCGAAACTTCGGCGACGATGATCGTCGGCGACGTGGCGAATGACGATGGTTACTTCACCGCTGTTGATCTGAAGGCGACCGACCTGCTGGCGGGGGAGTCTCTCTCGTTCGCACTGGCAGGCGGGAAGGCGGGTGCGTACATCGCCAACTCCCAGGTGTCGCCGCGCTACTCGGCAACGGCTCGCGTTGTTTCCGGCATCATCACCAAAGTGGGTTCGACTGGCACCGCTGGTCGCACTCGGATGGTCGTGGTGTTCGCTCTTCCCACTGCTGCGGCAGCAACGAAGGTATAGGGAAATCAGCATGGCTGAAAATACGATCCAGGTCCGCAGCAAACTGAAATCCGCCGCCGATGGCGGCCACCCGACCGCTCTCTGGGAGGTGGACCCGGCGCACCCTGGCGGGGAGGCGTTCATTGCGGGGCCTGGCTCCGTCGAGGTCGCCGAAACGGCGGGCGTGATGGGCGCTCTCCGAGACGACAAGATCGAACGTGTGCGGAGCGAGAAGTCCGCAGGCGGTAGCAAGTAGCGGGTTCGTACCGCTGATTAGGGAGCGTGGATAGCCCACGCTCCCTTTCTTTTTGAGGGGTGAGGCATGGCGAACGAGCACGACGGAAAAGGAAATCTGCGGGTAACGCTACGAGACGCGTCTAACAATCCGTTGGGCGGAACCGTCCCCCTCACCGTCAAATCATCCCGCGCCCACCCTACAGTTTCCTTCACGCGCCCTGCTGACATCCTCGCCTATGCGGCCAAGGATGCGGTCGCGAACGCGACGAGCGGGGCAGCAGCGATGGAGTTCACCGGCGCTGCGCTGGCAACCGGTGGCGGTGGCGTCATCGCGCGGGCGGTCCTGCAAACGGGCGACACGACCAACGCCCCCCGCCTGCGCCTGCACCTCTACAGCGCCCCGCCCACCGTCATCAGCGGGGATAATACGGCCTTTGTGATTGAGGCGGATGACCGGGCGCTCTACGTGGGCTTCATCGACTTTGGCCCGCCGCAACTGGAGGGGACCAACTCCGAGCGAGCGATTTCGCAGGTGACGCTGGCACTGGACTTCTTCTGCGCGGCTACCTCGCTCTTTGGCCGCCTGGAGACGCTGGACCTCGTTACCACTACGGTCAGTGAGGCGGAGTATCTGATCCGGCTGTTCCTGACGGAGCGGTACTAGCATGGGAGCGAGGGGCCGCCTCTTGCGACTGGGCATTCAGCCCGCGCAGGCTGGGCTGCGTTATTGGGAGTGGCCTGCGTACGCGCGAGAAACAGCAGACGGGACCGGGGAGAGTAGCTGGACAGACATCGGACCGGAAGCGGTGCCGCTTATCCAGGGGACGGTTTCACTGCGCCCGCTGATGCAGCGGGGGGCCAACGGCATCAACGGCTGGCCCGCGCTGCTCTCCGATGCCACGGACGACTTGCTGCGGGACAACGCCACGACTCTCTCCGCGCCCTTTACCGGGGCGGATAGACCCTGCACTTGGTTGATCGTCGCGCAACTCGCCACCGCTGGCTCGCAGGGCGTCTTCATGAGTTTTGGTCGCGCGGCGTCGTCCAACCCGTCTTTCCGCCTGGGGCTGTCCAGCACCGACAACCTGCGCATCACCCGTTCCGATGACACAGCCGCGCAGAAGTCGGTCACCTCCCCGCTGGTTGTGGCCGTTGGCGTGCCGTTCGTGGCGCTCTGCCGCTTTTCCGGCACGGAAGGTGACATCTGGGTGAACGGCGTGCAGGTGGCGAGGGGAGACCTGGACGTTGGTACGGCCACCTTCGATCTCTTCTCCACCTTTGCCCGACGTGGCCCAACGACCGGCAACCGCCTCCCCGGCAAGATCGCCCATTTGACGCAGTTCGTCGGCACCCCGGATGACTACCAGGCCCGCCTGCTCTCACGCGGGGCCATGAACCTCTACCGCATCCCTGGCTAACACCATGCACCATCCCATTGTTTTCGTGCCTGCTGCCGACAAAGACGCTGCCAACACGGCCCTCCACGACCTCTTGGGCGAAGGCTGGGAAGGGACGTTTGGGGAAGCGCAGGCATCGCCGACGGGGACGGAGCCGGCTACCGAGTACTATGCCGGGTTTCCCGTAGACGACGAGGGGCTAGTGGCGGTGCAGGAGTTGTGGGAAACCGAGTTCCCTGCTGGTGCTGTGTATGACGCCTTGCCGGGCCAGACCCTCCCCGCCCTACTAGCCGCTCTTTCCGCACGCGGCCTGCTGCGGGTGGAGCCGCTCTGATGCCCTCTCACGAGTTTCCCGTCACCCTGAGCCTTGGTGCTGCCTATGCAGGCTTGCCGGTCAACCAGGTGCGGATGCGGTTTAAAAACATCGAGGGGCGGGTGGTGGTACTGCCGACTTCCAACGGTATCTCCCCCGACACCGACTCCCCCGGCAATTACCCAGCGCGGATTACGCTACCGCTGGGGGCGTCAGGCTTTATTCAGGGGTCGCCAGACGGTGTTCAGTGGGAGTCTTTCGAAGCGCTTGACCCGCAGTACGTCCAGAAGATTGCTGCGGCCTTGCTGGGGTTGTCGGCGAGCGGGGAAGAAGAACCCCTACCCCCTGTTTACGAGGAGTTCGGGTTCACCACGCCCCTCTACACCAACGATGTTGGCACCGTGGAAGCTCTTGATACCGAGGGGGTAGCGTATCAGCCGGGCCGCTATGGCTACACCGTGGCGACTCAGCCAACGGCGGGGGCGCGTCATACGTTGCTGGAAGCGGGGCTAAACGGCCAACCGTGCCTCCTCAACGACGGCAACGACTACCAGATTCTTGACGCACTCGCTCGCCTGTTCACGCTGGATCACCCCTGGACCGCAGGCGGCGAGGAATATTTCCCCGCTATCGGCTCGAACAACATCATCGGCGCGTCCAACGAGACCCCCATCGTCATCACCACCAACTCCCCCCACGGGCGCGAGACTGGCTTCCTGGTGACGATTGCAGGGGTGCTAGGCAACCTCGCCGCCAATGTCACCAACTGGCCGGTGACCAGGATTGATGAGTTCAGTTTTTCTCTCGACGGACGGTCAGGGACGGGGACGTATACCAGTGGCGGGTCGGTGACGCGTTCGGCCCAGACCGTTATCCACCTGGGGAATAGCGCGGACTCGTTAAAGTTCCGCAACTTCGCGTTCGCGGGCGGTTCTACCGGGCGGCCCACGCTTACCTGCCGCAACGGGGTAACGGGGGGCGTAGTGGCGATCCGCGGGCAGTATATGCTGCCGGTCCAATATAAGTTTTCGTGGGCGGTGGCGTTTGATGGTGAGCGGGCGAACATCTGGATCAACGCCGCGCCGTTCGGTTGGACCCCGGCAACGGGCGCGGAAAGTATCGCCGTCAACCGCGTGACCTGGGATGGGCTGCGGGCATCCACTACCGCCACGCAGCAACCCTTGCCAGGCCACAAGCGGGGTCGCAGGTGGATCCTGGCAGACCGCGCGTGGACGGAAGCAGAGGTGTCGGCGTTCTTTCGCCAGGAAGAAATCCGTGCCCCTTACAACCTCCCAGTTTTCGATCTCTATCAGCGTGTCGGCGACAGCGACCCGTTCCAAGCCTGGCCAGGGCTTACCCACTACAACGGGCAGTGGGTGCTGGCGTATTTGGGGGGTACTGGGCATGCTTCGTTCGATCACGTCATCCGCATTCTCACGAGCGAAGACGGCATCGCCTGGACGTTGGTTGCCACGCTTTCCACCGGTGACCCCACTCCCCTTGATCCTCTCTACGCTTATCGCGACGTGCGGTTTGAAGTGCTCGCAGATGGTCGCCTCGGCCTCTATGGCGTCCGCGTAGACCGCACCGACCCGGAAAACCTGCTGCGCTACACCTGGCTGTGGATTTCCCCAGATGGCACCACTTGGGATGAAACCCCCAACTCAGGTCAGGCCCTCGGTGAAGCGAACTGGTGGATATGGGGCGTAAGGAGATTTGGGGATACGACGTGGGGCGTTGGGTATCGGACGCAAGGCGAGGGGGACCGCCTGAAGCTCTATAGGAGCGAGGACGGGATTGAGTTCACCTACCATACGACCATTACGAACAACGAAGCGGCCAGCGAGAGCGATCTGGCGATGGGCGAGGATGGGACGATGTACGTCCTTACTCGCTGCGATGCATTGCAACAGCACATTTGGTCAAAGTCGGTTGCGCCCTACACCACTTGGGACGTGTCTGTCCTCCCCTATTCCGCCGAGGCTCCCTCTCTCCTGTGGGTAGAAGACGTGCTCCATGCTGGCTTCCGTGGTGCGCCGGGCAATCGCACGCAGTTCGGGACGGTGGAGTTAGCGACTGGCGTGATCACCCCCTATGCCGAAGCCCCGCAGGACGGCGACGGGGCGTACATCAAGCTGGTGGCCTGGCCGGACAGCAGCCCCGACATCGGCTTTGCCTACTACTCCACCCACCAGCCGATAGGTGCAGCGAAATCATGCGTGTTCTTTGGACGATTGAGGCCACCTGATGCCGAATAAAAGAAGGCGGTTCACCCCCGCCCACCTCTCGCCAGAAGAGTTGACAGCCACGGTGCGCGAGCCGATTGCCCGCGCAGAACAGCGGGTTGCGCTGGCGCGGGTGAATGAGATTGCGGCCAACGCGGAAGCAAGGGCGGCTAAGGCGCGGCGCGTAGAAGCGGAAGCGTTCCTCCAAGCCCTCGCTACCACCTTCCCCGTCCCGGAGGTTAACCCGTGAGCGGCTACGGTGGTGCGTTCGCCCCCGTACCTGCCGCTACCACGGTAGCGGATTTGGACGCAGGCTTTGCCTCGGTCGTCACGGATGACCCCTATACGCTGGGGAAGCGACTGAAGATCAAGGGGCCGCTGGCTCTGGCGCCGGGTACCGTCGCCTCTGCCATTCGCTACGTGGAACACATCGGACACGGCAACGCTCAAAGCCTGCTCCGAGTGGATGCGCCAGAAATCGAAGACACAATCTTCCGCGTGCAGTTCTTCGCTGGGATGGGCTCCACCGGCCTGCTGGCGTCGAACAGCATCGACATCTACGACGGCGAAGGCCCTACCTCTGCCATCCGTCACCGTATCGAAGGAAAGGTCAAGGACCCGACTTATTTTTGCGCGGGCGGTCTGGGCCAATTCATCGTCGGTGCGGCAGGCACCCTCCACTCTTCAGCCATCGCAGGCGTGATCTCCACGGATCGCGGGTTCCTCCCGCCCAAGATGACCACCGCGCAACGGGACGCCATCGTCTCGCCCACTCCCGGCCTGCTGCTCTACAACACCGACACCGGCAAGCTCACCTATCGCAATAACGCGAGCGCGTGGGTAGAGGTTTAAAGGCTATGAGCCTGGATGAAGCTGTTGCAATTTTGAACCGGGAAAAGCATCGTGCTTTCGATGACTGGCTAGTAGGTGAGAGGGCTAAAGGAGAACTTTGCATTTGGGGCTACGAAGACTGCTGCACTTTCTGGCTGACTGAATTTGAGGCCATCGCCATCGCTCGGCAGTATGAGCCTGAGAGGGCAGCCTAGCCATGCCCACTTACCCGCTCGTCGCTGCTGTTGGCCTGGGGTCCCTCTACGTCGGCACCGAGGCGACGGTCTTCTATAAGGTCGTAGATGAGTTCGGGGAAGAGGTGATCGCCCCGACCAATGAGGGCGTCCAGGAGAGCGATGTTGCTGGGAATTACTTCGTTCTCGGCGGGATTGAGGTAGAGAGCGACGCCAAAGGCCGGGTGCTGTGGAGCGCAGAGGAAGGAGTGGACGGGACCTGGATCAGGGAGGTTCCCTTCGATCTCGCCTACATCCAGAGTCAGGTGCTAGCCGTCACGTCCTACGCCGTTTCCCAAAACCCGCTCGTGAATGGCGCGGCTCTCTCGCTTCGGAGGGGGGACACTGCCGTTTTCGAGTTTACCGGGCTGGGAGACTTGACGGCGCGCACCAAACTCTGGTTCGGGGTGAAGCGCAATCCGCAGGAAGATGCGGACGGGGAGTCCTTGGTGTTGATTGAAGAAACCAGCGGTCTTCTTTATCTGAACGGAGCAGCGGGGACGGCCAATCAAGGCGAGATAGACGTGGCGGGAGTGGGAGTGGCGGATGTTGAGCTAGCAGCGGCGGCTACTGCCGCACTCCCCGTCGGACGGTTTACCTATGAAATCCAGATGCTTACTGCCGAGGGGGTTTCCACCCTCACCGCCGGTTACTTCCGCGTTTCCCCCGATGTCGTGAGGGCGGTGGCTTAAATGGCAGCACAGACGACCCCGTTCGCTTCAGTGGAAGAATTGCAGGCAGAGTTCGGCCTGATTGGCCTCGCGTTTGCCTGGGATACGGATGAGGAGCGACTGGTGCAGGCTTTAGCGGCCAAGCTTACCGAAGCGATGGACGAGGTGAGGATTTTCCACACAGGCATTGAGGGGCTGTACGTGGATGCGGCGGGCACGCGCACGCCGGCGCAGGGGCGGATATTGGCCCGCGTGGAGAAGCTGCTAGCAGCGGCGGAAATCCTGCGCCGTCCGCAGGTGATGCGGCTCACCGGCACTCACGAGCCGCTGATGATGGAAGAGAGCGGCGAGTTTTCCGATCTGATCGAGAGCTACCTGGCGACGGCCAAGGAACTATTGGGCAACCTCTCCGAGAGCGTGACGCCAGGGACGACGGGCGGCGCGGTATTTGCGCGGCCAGCTTTTTTGGCGAGTACTTTTGTAGTCAGCGCTGCCGACCGGACACCGGCGGAACGCAATCTCCTTACGAACGAATTGGATAATGTCTCCGCCTGGGACACCGCGAACGGATAAAAGTTACCCCATGCCCACCACCCGCCTCTCGTCCAACGCTGCCGTGATTGCGCGGCGAATGCGCCAGCGTGCGACTGATGCGGAACGCGAGCTGAACGGAGCCGCCAGGGTGCTTGGCCCAGAGTTGGCAGCGGAAGCGAAGAAGCTGCTCCAATCCGAGATTTACAACGTCCCCATTCCGCTGAAGAAGACGGCGGATAGAAGCTTGTCCAAGAACGCAGCCATCCGCAAGCGAACCACCAAAGGCGCGGCGGGTCAGTGGCAGCGGACGGGCAACCTGAAACGCTCCGAGGGTTGGCGAGTCGAGGGAGCCACTCTTTACCTCACCAACAACGCGGAATATGCCGCCGCTCGCTACACCTTGGGGACTTCCAAATCTTCGCGCAAAATCCGCACCCCCACCGTGCGCTCCGTGCAGTGGCAGGAGCAGGCGATTACGGCCAAGCGGGCACGGATTTTGGAAGTCAGACGCCAGGCGGTTTTGCGGGCACTGAGGGCGGTTTGATGCCTACACCCTTTCGCATCCGGGCAGAAGGTCCGGGTATTCCCACCCTCCTCGATCTCGAAAAACTGGAAGCCGACCGGCACCTGATTGAGGGTTGGCACTACGGGAAGCGGCTGGAGGAGATGGAAGGCCAGCATTACGGCGCGGCCTACATGTTCCACGCGATAGACCAGCACGCTTTATGGGGGCTGACTTACGCGGAGCGCGGCGACTGGCTGCGCGCGAAATACGGGCTGGATACCGAGGGGGCTGTGATTTCCACAGCCCCCTCTTCTGATTCTAGGGGGTAAGGGCTATGCCGGTAATGACTGGTAAGGATGGAGCGGTCTCCATCAACGGCGGTGCGCTTGTTGGGAAAGTGACCGATTGGAAAGCCAACTACACGTCAAAGAATGTTGAGAACGACGGGGCCGGGGATGCGGTAGTCACGCGGACCCACCTGCGCAAAGACTGGACCGTCACGATTGAGTTCTACGTGCTGGACCAGGCGAGCCGCATCCTGGGGGCCGCGCTTGTGGGAACTTCCGCCACCTTCGCTCTGAAGGACAAGGTAAGCGACAGCAACCCTAGTGTTTCCGGTACCGGACTCTACGAAACCTGGGATCGCGACCACCCGGCCAGCGACAATGCCAAAGTCTCCATCACAGTGAAGTGCGACGGCACCGACTTGACTATTGACGAAACCCCGGCCAGCTAATGAGCAATACCCTTACCCCTGAACAGAAAGCCGCTGAAATGGCGGAACTGCGGCAGGCGTGCGCCGAGAGCCGCACGCCTGACCCCGCGTCGTGGGGCGCGGCGTTGAACAAAGTTCCGGTGTCTTTCCCGGATGGGTCGCAACAGGCAGCCGGAACCGACGAAAACGTGTTTTCCGCCTCGGACCTCACGCTAGACATGCTTCCGCCAGGCCGCGAGTATACGGTGCCGGGAACGAAGAAGAAACTCTTCATCTTCGGCGCGACGACCGAGGACACGGAACTAATGCTTTCGTGGTCACTCTCGGCGGAAAATCTAGCCGCTGATCCCACCGACCCAAACCGGGCGCGGCTGGCGCAGGCACGGATGATGCAAGACCTCAAGCTCTCGCAGGTTGCGTTGTGCTGCCGCAAGGGGCCGAAGCGGAGCGATGGGCGGGTGTTTGGGCGGCAGGACATCCCTGCCCTGCGCTCCCGCCTCGGCTCTGCGGTAGTCGAAGAAATCGTCCGCATCTCCAACGAGATTTCCGGCAACGAGGAAGCCTTGGGAGGTTCCGTGCGCCGTTTTTTCGGGGCAATCCGACACTCCTTGCAGACCTCGCTTTCAGCGTGCGCTACCTGGGAAGGCTGCCCCGATGGCTTGCTCGCCAGTCAAACGCGCTTGCTATCGCTCGTCACGCGTGCGCTCTCGCGCGGGAGTGTGGATACTGGCCTGCTGAATGACCTGGGCGAGTGGGAGGCCGGAGGCTAATGGCTGTTGTTGAGGATGTGCTGGCTACGCGGCTGGATTTGCTGGGCGAAGGGCAATACACGACCGGACTTGGCAGGGCTGCCGGTGCACTTCAAGCGTTCGGGATTACCGGCGCAACCGGCGCGGCAGGGCTGGCGTTTTTTGGGCGGGCCGCGCTGGCAGCCGGGGAAGACGTGGCGATCTTTGGACGCGCCGCCGCTAACTTCAAGGGAACCTTCCCTGCAGATGACATCGCCGCTTTCACCGGGGAACTGGAAGGACTGACCGGCATCGCCGACGATTCCATTGCGGGGTTTCTGGGGCTACTGGGCACGTTCCAGCTAACAGGCGCGGCGGCGCGGCGGCTCGCGGAACCGATCCTGAATGCTGCCGAAGCCCTGAAGGCGCAGGGGGTTTCTACTGAGCAGTTGGCGGTGCAGATTGGGAAAGCCGCACAGACCGGGGATGCCAGTTCGCTACGACGCGTCGGGATCATTATTGATGATGTGGGCTTTAAGAGCCTGGATACTGCGGGGCGCGTGGAAGCCCTCGCGAAGGCGCTGAACTCGCAGGGCGGAGCCACAGCAGCGCGAGACGCCCTGAACACGCTACCGGGCGCGATAGCGGGCGCAACGACCGCAGTTGGTTCGCTCACCGAAGCTTTGGGAGCGCCGTTGATCGGGCCGTTGAAGATGACGGCTGATTTGGTGCGCGGGGCGGCGAATGCTTTCACGGGACTTCCGACACCCGTTCAAACCTGCATTACGCTGATCGGTGTTGGACTGGCGGGCGCGATGGCGGTGTATTCCGCGCAGACTGCCTTTGCAGTAATGCAAACGGTTCGCCTCACTACCGCGCAACTGGCTAACGCCAACTCTGCCGGGAAGATGGCCGCTGCGAATACGGCGGCTGGCAACGCAGTAGCGGCGGGCGGGAAGGGCATTAGCGGGAAGGCGCGCGTTGTCGCAGCGGCGGCTACAGTAGCCGCCGACGTAGGGCTGGGTTTCATCCCTGATGACGCCTTTGGTAAGGGGGATGGCATCGGACGCGTGGCGCGAAACGTGGGCCTGGGTGTCGCGAACGGGGCCGGGGTTGGCTACCAGTTTGGAGGCGTTCCTGGCGCGATAGGCGGCGGCTTACTGGGTGGAATTGGTGCGGCGGGAGCGGAGACGTGGCGCACCACGAGCGAGTTTTTCGGGGGCGGCAAATCCCCAGAGAAGACCGAAGCCGAGAAGCAGACTGAGTTGCTAGCGAAGATTGCAGGCAACACTGACCCCAGCAAGTCACCTTTGTCATCTAGTGTAATGCCGGTTGCGCGGCAGATCGGTGCAGAAATGGCGCTGGCAAACACTCTTGCCTAGCCTAGAGAGGCGTATCCATTCCAGACGTTCAATGTTCATGGTTCAAGGAGAAACCGACCATGAACGCCCCGATCCACGCCTGGGACTGCCCCTGCGGCACCCGCAACGCCCCGCAGTTGGCCGAGTGCCGTGCCTGTAAACGTCCGCAGAGGGATGGAAGGCCGGTGTATCCGCAGGCTGCCCCTCGCACCGCGCCTCATTCGATCCCGCAACCCGTTCCGGCGCAGGCAGCAGTGAGTGCGAGTCAATGGCGCAACCCGTTCCCTTCACATATTTGGGCCGGGATAGCCTTGGCTGGCTGCGTATTTCTGCTGATGCTGTTTAGCCAAGCAGAGCAGGCAAGGAATGCGCCGAAAGAAATAGCCGCGCGAAATGCCTTTGGAAACATGGTCGTTGAAGTGGCGAAGGAATCCCCTGGCGTGTTTGTGGGGATTTCGGCCATTGATAACGATCCAGTCATTGCCATTTCCGACAAGTGGTACAACACTCCGGGGTATGTCCGTTTGCGCTTGGTGGATCAAATGGGCAAGGCGTGGCAGCGTTGCAGGCTGACACATGGCCTCAAAGCGAACGGTGACCTGTTCATCGTGGACGCGGAGAGTAAGCACGTCGCCTCGTACGGGCACCTATCAGGCGCGAAACTAAAGCAGGAGTAACCGTGGGCCGCTATTTCGTTGAACTCGACCCCGAAGGCTTCTCTTGGGCCGCAGAACCCGGCGCAGCGTTCGAGTGGTCGGCAGTCACCTACATCGAAGCGCAGCGGAAGCGTGCCTCTCGCGTCCCGACAACGCCCCCTGAAAACTTCCTCACTATCCCTGGCATCCCCTGGGTAATGTGCAAGCCCAAGCAACTCAACCCGCTCTGGTATCAGGCTGCGGGGATGGTCGATCATGTCCTGCGGGATGCGGGCGGGCTGTGGACGTGGGCGGAGGAGTTGCTTACTTCGATCAAAACTTTCGATCCTGCCAAGAAACCAGGGCAAACGGGTTACCCTGATAACGAGTGGATCACCATCCCCACCGTCCCCGAAGACACCACCTCTCTCTTCAATCCCAACTGGACTGCCATCAGCAACGCGGCGGGGTTCGCCCTACCCGCTGATATGAAGGTTCTGGGGCAGGCGTCCGCGCCGCCAGCAGGCGGGTCGTATGTCAACACCACCCCGTTCATTCAGGTGAGGACGCCGCCCGGCCCAGACGATACGGTGGCGTTCGGTTTTGGGGAGTACTGCCTGATCTTCTCCGGCTCCGGCGTCACTCTCATCCAGGTTAGCGACTCACCGATTCCGCAGCAATACCGCCGCGTGGGCTCGTGGGGCTACTCTGCGCCCACGCGGCAAATCTCTTTCGCGGGAACGCAGAGTTTTGAGCAAACCTTGCGGTCAGTCCTGATCGTCATTTCCCCTTCCGGGCATTTGGGCCTGATCTTTGGCGGCGGCAATGATGCTCAAGTCGTAGAGGCTTACCGCGTTGATCCCGACTCCGGCCCCGCCTTCATCGTCAACGAGCATTCGTGGTGGATTGCAGCGGCAGAGGGCGCGGGGCCGATTACCTTTCAGGCGCAGGTGGTCGGTTACGAAGAGGCGGATGGAGTGTCCTTCCAGGAAGGGCCGGTTGCTTTCGACTTCGACCTGGGGCCGATCTACAAGCCCGCCATCGAACCCGCGATCTCGGCCTGGACTGCTATCCACACCCTTTCCCCTGGTGACCTGGAGACAGTGGTCACCACTACCACGTTCACGCAGGAGAACACGACCAACTCCGAGCGGATTTACCTGGAGTTGGAGAATGAGATCGGGGGAACGTGGGTCAGCGACGGCACTCACCACGCGGGCCGCTGGTATCTCAAGCTGACCCCCAGTGCCAACAGCTACCATTCCCCCTGGATTAGGGATTGGATGGTGAAGTTCCCCGTCTACCTGATCCCGCGCTTGGCGTTTCCTTTGATGCTGACGGATGGGGATTTCTCGTCGTTTGATGTCTCTACGTCCCTCTACGAAGCGGACGGGAAGCGGTTGAACGTGGACCTGTTCGACAGTGGCCTCGCGCTGCTCGCTGATGCGGGATTTGACACCCGCGAAGGCTATCCGGTCCTGATCTGGGAGGATACGGACGACGACGAAACTCCCGACACCATCCGTGCGGCAGGCTGGGTGCATAGGCCAGAGATTACGGAGCTAAAGGCCGAGACGGACGACGCCAACGCAATTAAGCAATACCGGCTCTCTGCCAAGGGGCTGCTGAGTAGGGCTGATTGCGGCTGGTTGATCCTGCCGCAGATGGTGGACCCGCTGGGCGGCGGGTATGTCGAGCACACGTATGCGGTCGGGCAGGCGATGCTGGCAGCGGGGATTGACGTTGTGGACCCGGCGCAATTCGTTGTGGCCACGGATACGATGGCAGGCACGGCGAGGAGCAGGTTGCGGGGCACCTGGGCCAACAAGCCCTACACGCTGCAACTCGACAGTAAGAACATCTACACGCCCAAGTATGATGAGAGCAAGTTGGCGTATGCCGAGCGGATTGCGGGGCAGTGGGCGGGGTGGAGAATTTACGAGACGCTGGGGCCACGGGTTCGGTATCACCCCGACTTGATGTTCGAACTCAGCCTGGGCGGCATTTTCTACTACTACTCTGCGGAGCTTTATTCGAACTCCGCAGACGCCCTCGCCGCAGGCGCTCCTCGGCAGGTCTACCTCGCAGGCGCGACCCAGACCGTGCGCCCTGTAGAAGCGAACTCTATTCGCATGGAGCCGCCAAAAACCGCTCCGAAAGACGGGAGCGACGAGGAAGGCGAGCCGCTTTTTAACCCCGTGGTGATCCATGACCCTCTCGGCTGGAACTCTCCCACCTACGAGAATTTCGTGGGCGAACCTCGACCCAAGACACTCGCCCTAGAGATGGCTGACAGCTCAGAAGCCGCAGCGATCCTCGCCCAGGTCGCGCTGCTCACTATGGGGCAGCGGGGCGTAGACCGGCAGCTAGAAGTCTCCCTGGCACCCTGGGATATGGTCGCGGTCGGGCTGGTCGATGTGGGCTATGTGGTCAGGGTGCAAGGCATGGCTCCCACTGATCGGCTGATTACCCATATCGGGGTGAGACTGCTTCAGAGCGGCCCTACATCCCAGCTACGCACTACCCTTACCGTTACCCGCCTGCCCGCTTTGGCTGTGGAAGCCGAGATTGGGATTTCTCCCTATCCAGGCCGGATCAACCCGCTTTAACCAAGCCAAGCCCTCTTTCCAGCCGCCCTTACCCGAGGCGGCTTTTTCTTTGACCTAGGAGGCCGAATGTCCACGCCTGCGCCTGCATCCACTTCCACCCGCCAAGGCCCGCCGCCTTACCGCGCACGTCCCGCGCATGAGATGACGGCAGGGACCACCCCCGCTACTCCCGCCACCGAGCCGCCTGTCCCGCCGCTCGCGCTGGTGGTGCGCGATATGGACCGCCTGGGGCGCATCGAGCAGGCGGCAGCGATCCTTTACCCCAACGGTGGTGACCTGGCCGTGGTGCGGCTGGCGTTGGCCGAGGCGGGCATCCCCGCGCCGCCTACTGAAGACGTGTTCGAGTTCATTCAGGGCATGGAGCGGTACGGCTACAAGCAGAAGCTAGGCGCGTTCGCTGAGCCGGTGCCTGGAAATCTCTATGTGATCCTGGGGCCGGATAAGGAGCCGGTGTCGGTAGGGATTGTCGCGAAGCTGGTGGGAGACAAGGGGACAGGGGGAATCATCCGCGACCGTTTCTACCGCGCCGCTACTGCCGACCGGGAGGTGCAGGCCGCGCAGGTTGACGGCTGGCTGCTCTCCCCGCAGGGGTGCGCGCCGTGCATGGATCGTAAGCGACCCCGTACCGCGCCGAAGGCGGGCTAGGTTCCCACGATGCCTGGTTCTGCTTGCGATCCGGTGGAGCCGGAAAGGGAAGAGTGTATCCAGAAGGCCGCCGCGTACGACCTTGTGGCCGCCTTCGCCTCTCCCGGGTTCTGGGTCGTCAACCCGGCGACGGGCACCTATTGCCCGCCTTATAACTCGGTCAGCGGAGAGCTTTCCGGCTACGAAGAATACACCATCGAACTGGCGTGTCACCAGTACGACACCTTCGCTCGCCGGAAGTGCGTGCATCCTGACTGGGAAAAGTCCATCGAAGTCTCTCCGCTCCCTGGGTGCAGTAAGGAGTGGGAATACCAGGGGATTGTTGATACTGGCGGGAGTACCGGCTTCCCAGACTTTGAACCCTGCCAGGAAATCCAGTGGTGGGGGAACTGCGTTCGCAGCGACGGGGGTGTGCTAGGGTCGGGTGCCTGCCCGGTTGGGCACCTCTTCTTCGATGAGGACGACTGCCTGTGCCATGATCTCCCCTGCCCTGAAGGGGAGTGCTGCTGTCCGGGCGAGGGGGATGTAAGCGGGACGTGTATCTCCTGCTCCCCGCCTGACTGCTTCGGGGTCTTTGGCTGCTCGTGGGATTCTGGCAGTTGTTCCTACCGCTGCGAAGTCACGCCGGAGTGCGAATACAACGAGCGGTACGACTACGACACCTGCTCCTGCGTTCCTTGCCCCGCTGGGGAGTGCTGGTGCAAGGAAACCAACTCCTGCGTGCCTTGCTCGCCTCCCCCCGACGCCGACGAAGACGGCTGCGAGTGGAACACCGAGACTTGCGAGTGGGACTGCCACGACTGCCCTGAAGGGGAGTGTTGGTGTGAAACTACTGGGCAATGTGTCGATTGCTCCGACCGGCCTGAGTGCTACGAGCAATTGGATTGCCGCTGGAACCCCGTAAGCTGTGAGTATGTCTGCGATGACCCCGCCATCCGATGTGGCCCTGGCCGGGCGTGGCTTCCCGCGCCGGATTGCCGCTGCGAGGCGGGTGGCGGGGCGGATATCGCGGAGTTACATACCGGCTGGCTGGTGCGGGCGTGGGGCGCAGGGGCGGAGATTTATGTAGGCACGAGCAGGGATGCGGGGGCGACGTGGGATGATGTGTTGGTCGCCAGCGATGGAGAGGCGGGGCAGTCGGCACCGGCTCTCACCGTTGACCAGCACGATACCCTGTGGGTTGCCTACCACAACACGGCGGGATTGGGCGGGACCACCTTCCTGTTTCGCAGCATGGACCTGGGGCAAACCTGGGA